CTTAAAAGAATCTGCAAGAAATTACTTTTCCAAAATTAAAACCAGAAAAAGCTTACATAGAATCTGCTAAAATGCATGCAGAAGATATATTAAGAACGGGTAGAGCTGAAGGTAAATCACCCATAAAACAATTAAGAGATATAGGAACTCGTATATTATTAAACGATAAATTTAGATATTTAAAAACAGGTGAAGAATTACCTGATGCAATAAAAAATTTATTAGGTCCTGAAAGAAATTTAAAAGCATCTGTTGGTTATACAACTGCAGAAGCTATTTCATCTATGGCTAACAAAAGAGCAGCAGATTACATTGCAAATCTGGATTAAAAAATGGTTGGTTGTTTAACAGTTTAGAAGATGCAACTAACGCAGGATTTATAGGAGCACAACAAATTAAAAGTGTACCAAGACTTGGTATTATGAAATCAAGTTTATTAAACAAATGGGCATCGCCTGAATACGTACAAGGATTTGCAGGTATTGGTGGAGACTTAGATAAATTAGTAGAAAATGCTTTTTATCGTTTTATGTTACAATCTAAAGTAGGTGTACAGATTGGTAAAACATTATACTCACCACAAACACAAGTTAGAAATGTAACTTCAGCTTCTTTCTTTGCACTAATGAATGGACACATTGGTGGTAGAGCTAGTGTTGTTGATGCTATGCGAATTGTTTCAAGAGATATATTTAAAGCAGGTGGTAATAAAATTGATGAAGTAGAATTTAATAACTATGTAGAAAAATTAATTAGACTTGGTGTGTGGGATGAAAACGTTGTAGCTGCAGAATTAAAAGCTGTAACACAAGATATAAAAACAATGTAATAAATACAACTGATCAATTGTTTGACAGATTAATGAAAATGGCACCTACAGATAAAGTTGCAAGACTATATGCAGGTGGTGATAACTTATGGAAAGGTTATGGTTTTGAGTTTGGTAAATCACAATTGTATCAAGCACTAAAAAGTTTAGATGATGTTAAACAATGGTTTAGATACATGGGTAAAGAGTTTGAACCAATCAATACAGTTACAGGTCAGAAAAAAACATTTGATGATGCAATAGAAGAAGCGTCAGCATTTTTATTAAGAAATACATATCCAACATACAGTAAAGTACCACCTATTATTCAAGAATTAAGAAAATTACCGCTTGGAAACTTTCATATCTTTTCCTGCAGAAATACTTAGAACAGGTGCAAATATTATTGGTATAGGTTTAAAAGAAGCTGCACATCCTAACAGAGCCATACAACAAATGGGTATAAGAAGATTAACAGGTGCATTTATGACTAGTTATGCTGTTGGAAAAGGATTTAATGAACTTGCACAGTTCTTAACTAATTCTACAGAATCACAGTGGAACGCATACAAAAGATCATCAGCTGCATCATGGGATGCAACATCAAACTTATTAGCTGTTAAAGGTTGGAAAATGGTGAAAGCGCTGCAATTAATTTTTCATACTTTAGTCCTTATGATAGTTTATATCAACCATTAGACGCAGCAATTGCACAAGCACAAAAACAAAATTTAAATCCACAAGAAACAGAACAGTTTGTAATGAATATTAATGTTTGGAGAAGATGGACCTGTATCTAAATTTTTAGAACCATTTATATCAGAGCCATTAGGTTTTGATAGATTTATAGATGTAACTACAAGAAATGGTAAAAAAGATGGTGGTGGATCTGTGTATACACAATCAGATGACCTTGGAGATAAATTTATTAAATCATTAATACACGTATTAGATGGTGTTAAACCAGGTTTTGTATCTAGTGGTCAAAAAATTGGTGATGCTTTATCACTAGACTTAACTAAAGGTGGTAAACCAGTAAACCTAATGGATGAATTATTAGCATTGTTTACTGGAACACGGATTATTAGAATTGATGTTAAAAAAGATCTTAGATATTTTACATCTACAATGAACAGATTGTTAAGAGCAGTTGATGAAACAGAAAAATTTTACAGTGTACAAAACTATGCACAAAAAACACCAACAGATATGGTTAACACATTTAATGAAATGCAAAAAGAAGCATTTAGAATACAAAAAGATATGTATATTAGAATACAAGATTTAAAATTATTAGATTTATCAGAAAATAAAATATATGAAATTATGAAAAAATCAGGCGCTTCTACAAAACTTATTAACAATTTATTAGATGGAAGATTTACACCTGTTAATTATTCTACACCTAGATTTGAAACTAAAGTTAGAACAGTAAAAGATCAAATGAACAGGTTAAATGAAGAAAAAGATGGTAAGTTTATTTATACTGTAAATAGAGATTTTTTATTTCCACAATCTAAATTAGATAAAGTCATAGATAAATATAGTGGTATTAAATTTTTTCCTGAAATATATAATGAAGAAACAAATGAATTAGAAGGTGGTTATTATCCTGATAAAGAAAACTATCAAACAGACAAAGAAGGTAGATTAATTTATGATGAAAATGGTAGACCAGTAAAAGAAGAAGGATTTATACAAAGAAATATTAAAAAAATAATACCTGCAGTTAAAGATTTAATATTACCTGGTGCACCTGGTTTTACAAGTAAACCAGAAACACCACCATTAGGCAGCACACCAATGCCTAAATTAGTAGCAAATGTCTCACGAAAAGACCCACAAACTAACTTGACACGAAATGAGGAAGCGTTACTATCTCCAACAGAAAAGGTAATAGCGAGTAGAACATAATGGCTAGAAAAGACGAAGCATTACAAAAAATTGAATCACATGAAAAGCTATGTAGAATAATGCAGAAGCAAACTCATGACAAAATACATTCTATTGAAACTCAAATACAGAGAATAGAAAGTATATTACTAATTACTTCTGGTGCTTTGATCAGCGGTTTAATCTATGTTATATTTCAATTAATCACAAAATAAAATATGCAACTTAGCAAACATTTTACTCTTAAAGAGATGACCAAATCGATGACCGCTCAACGTAGGGGCATTGATAATACACCAGGAGCAGGTGAAATTAAAAGTTTAGGAGATCTATGTTATGAAGTTCTTGAACCACTACGTGCACATTTTTCTAAACCAGTAACGATTACTAGCGGATATCGTAGTGAAGCATTATGTGAGGCGATCGGCAGCAAAAAGACTTCGCAGCATGCGAAGGGCCAGGCCGTCGACCTAGAAATATTTGGCGTGCCAAATATTCAGACAGCTTACTGGCTACAAAATAACGTGGACTTCGATCAATTGATCATGGAGTACTACGACAAAGACGATCCGGCAGGGGGATGGGTCCACATATCTTATCACGAATCAGATTCAAACAGAAAACAAGTATTAACTTTTGACGGCAAAAAATACACCGAAGGACTTCCAGAAATGAAGTGGTCCGGCGGTAAAGTCGTAAATTAAAAATTACAGCGCGGTACGCATATATCCTATTAAATCCATGACCTTAATTCTTCTCCTAAAACTTCTGATGCTATATTTATTTTTTTGAAATCAACATAAGTCACTGTTTTCTTTTGTCCTATTCTGTGTGCTCTGTCTTCTGATTGTAGTCTCTTTTCTAGATCATAACCATTAGAATAATAAATAACAGTATTAGCTTGCGTAAGTGTAATACCATAGCCACCTGTTTGAGGTGTACCTATAATAAATCTACACTTAGGATCGTTTTGAAACTTACGATATTAGTCTTGTCTATCTTCTTGTGGTGTTAATCCATAGTAATGAACATATGAATCTGGACCATATTTTTTAATTATCTTTGTATAATCTCACCTACACTTAATTGATAGTTGGCCCATATAATAACTTTACCTTCTGTATCTTCTAGTATGGACATCAATTCATTAAGTCTATTGCTTTCAACTTGTTGTGTGGTCCCATCATCAGCAGTAAAATGACCACAAGTAATTTGATGTAGTCTCATTAATTGAGTTAACACAGTCATGGTAGTTGTAACTTTACCATTAAGTACAGCAAGAGCTTCTTTTTTCATTTGTTCATATAAATTTACTTTGATCTGGTGTCAATGTATATGACGTTTAATAAATACTTTAGGGGTAAATCTAAACAATCTTCTTTTAATACTCTGTAAGAAAATTGTTTTACTTTATCTGATAACTCACCTAAGTTTTGAAAACCATTATCTACTACTTGTATAGATCTACCATGTACATGCATCGTTTTCATTTCAGCATATCTATTTCTAAATGCGTAGTAAGAAGTAAAGTCCAATAACCACGGATCAAGGAACTCACATTGTGTATATAAATCTAATGGATTTTTAGTAACAGGAGAACCTGTCATGATTCTTTTATACTTAGCATTTACTCCCAATCTTAATAATATTTTTAGTACGTTTAGCAGTAGGAGTTTTAATTGTAGTAGACTCATCAATAGCCATCATAAGTTTTGTGAGAGTTAAAAATTTAGTTGCAAACTTAACACCTTTTTCTGTAGAAAAGCTTCAACATTCATAATTAAAATATGTAATGCACTTCTATTTCAAACAAAGTATCTAATTTTTCTTGTTGTTTTTTGTAATATTTGGTTGCCACAATACAGACACATTTTCTATATGATCAGGTAAGTGTGTAGGTAGTTCTTGTTCATACCAAGTTTTAACAACACCTTTAGGTGCAATAATTAAAGCACCATCAATCTTGCCTTTGTCATATAACATAGCAACATTATCTATTAATACTTTTGTTTTACCTGTACCCATTTCCATAAAGTAAGCAAAGTTTTCTTTGTTCCATGATTTTTCTAATGCAGTTAATTGATGTGCATATGGTTTAGTTTTAAATTTATAATTCATAATTTTTTTTCTTCTTTCTAGTTGACATTATATAAACATGTTTATATTGTTTGTCAATGTCAGAAAGAAAAGTTTATGTAATACAAGAAATACCAGGTAGCCAAGCAGGTAGTCCTAAAATAAATATTATGGGTGCAGCTTCTTATTCTACAACAATGAATTTAATTTTTTATTACCAGAATTTCTCAAATGATTTTTTCTCCTGGTCCATTAATTTTTAAATTAAGAAAAGGTTTAAAAGATTATACACCAGAAGATTATTTATTATTAACAGGTGATCCTGCAATCATTGGTGTTGCATGTTCTATTGTATCTGATATTACAAATGGTAAATACAATTTATTGAAGTGGGATAAACAAGAAAGAAAATATTATCCTATTGAAATTAATCTATACGAGAAAGGAGAAATAGATGACAATTAATTTTGAACAAGACCAACAAGATGCAATGAGTAAAACTGAAAACATTCAGTCTCTTGCAGATCAAGTAGAAATGTTAGAAGGTTTACACAAAAGAATAGAGACAAGTGAAAACAATTTAAAGATTTAAAAAAAGAATACCAACGTATATCAGGTGAGGTTATACCAACCATGATGTCCGAGATGGGTTTAGCAGAATTAAAACTCAAGATGGATCACATCTTAAAGTTTCAACGACGTATCGTGCTACTATTACAGAAGCAAATAAAGAGACGGCGTTTAACTGGCTTCGAGACAATGGACTAGGTGATATTATTAAGAACGAGATCTTGGTATCATTTGGTCGTAACGAAGATAACAAGGCAGCATCATATGCTGAACTTGCGAAGGGTCAAGGGTTTCAACCGACACAAAAGATGAAGGTTGAGCCCATGACTCTGAAAGCGCTAGTCCGTGAGCGTATTGAGGCAGGTAAAGAAATGCCAACGGAAATCTTTGGGGTATTCTCAGAGAATAAGACAACAATAAAAAGGAACAAATAAACATGAACCAAGTAGCAGAAAAAAAGAATAATGCACTAGCAACATTTGATATGGAAGCTGATGCAGCACAAGGCGCTCAAAATATATCGCAAGAAGATCTTGCGTTACCATTCTTAAAAATTTTGGGCCAACTATCTCCAGAGGTAAACAAAAGAGATGGTAAATATGTCGAAGGTGCAGAACCAGGCAAAATAATAAATACTGTAACTAATGAATTGTATGACACTATAAATGTTGTACCATGTCATTACAAAAGACAGTACATCGAATGGCAAGACAGAGGTACCAGTACAGGTGCACCTGTTGCAATTCACGATGCAGACAGTGATATTGTAAGTCAAACGACTAGAGGTAAAGATTATAAAGACAGATTACCAAATGGTAACTATCTTGATAACACAGCTAGTCACTTTGTATTGACTCTTGGAGATAACCCACAGACAGCTTTGATTTCTATGAAGTCTACTCAACTTAAAGTTAGTAGAAAATGGAACTCAATGATGATGGGTATTAAGATGCAAGGTAAAAACGGTTTATTTACACCGCCAACTTATAGCCACATTTATAAACTATCAACCGTTCAGATGTCTAATGACAAAGGAACATGGTTTGGTTGGGATGTATCTAAAGTTGGTCCTGTAGAAGATAAAGCTATATATGATATGGCTAAATCTTTTGCAGAATCTGTAGGTAAAGGTGAAGTTCAAGCTAAACACGGTACAGAAGAAACTACAAAAGGTTCTTCTAATACTAACCAGTATCCTAGGTAGTGGGCGTCTAAGCGAGAGTGGCAACGCCCACTTTTATTTTGTATGATAGAAAGATTTAAAAATATATTTTATGGATTAGACCGTGCACATGGTGTCACTTTAGTTGGTGAATCAAATGGTGATGGTAACAAGATTAAAGGTAAATCGTTTGTTAAACGAGAACCAGTCACAGATGAGTTGTGGCAAAAGCATTTAGATGGTGCTGACAGTTTAGGTATTATACCAATCAATGATGATAACAAATGTAAGTGGGGATGTATAGACATAGACTCATACGCAGAGTTTGATCACAAACAATTAATAATAAGATAAAACAATTTCAATTACCATTAGTCGTATGTAGATCAAAGTCTGGTGGTGCTCATGTATTTTTATTTACAGAAGATTATGTATCAGCAGGTTTGATGCAAGATAAATTAAATGAGATTAGATCTGTATTAGGTTATGGTGGATCAGAAGTATTTCCAAAACAAAGAGAATTAAAATCAAAAGATGATACAGGAAACTTTTTAAATTTACCATACTTTAATTGTGGTCAAACAACAAGATACGCCTTTATGGAGGATGGCGAAGCTGCTAGTATAGATGCTTTTTTTGAACTCTACGAAAGACATAAACAACAAGACATAAGCGCAATAGAAATTAAAAGACCAGAGACTCCTTATCTGATGGACCACCATGTATAGAACTTATGGCACAAAATAAAATTGGTGAAGGTGGTAGAAACAATGCACTATTTCATTATGGTGTGTATGCAAAATCTAAATGGCCTGAAAATTGGAAAACAAAAGTAATGTATTTAATGAGTCAGCAATGGAACAACCATTGTCAGATACAGAAGTACAAATAATTATAAAACAACATGATAAAAAAGAATGGGGTTACAAATGTAATGACCAACCTATGTGTAGTTTGTGTGATAAAAAATTATGTAAGAAAGAAAGTTTGGTATAGGTCAAGAGATAGTATTTCCATTAAATTAGAAAAACCATATTACTATCTTAATGTAGATGGTGAACGACTACACCTGGAGAACGTAAAGTTTTTAAAACAACAAAGTTTATTTCAGGAAGCATGTATGGAACAGTTAGATTTTAAACCACCAACAGTAAAACCTAAAGACTGGGACATGATAATAAATCCACTAATGAAGAACCACGAACCAATAGATCCACCAGAAGGTGTGACTACACAAGACCAATTACAAAATCATTTGGAAGAGTATTGTCTAAACAGACAAGTATCAACAGACAAAAACGATCTAAAAAAAGGTGGTGTGTGGACTAGTGATGGCAATCACCATTTTGTGTTTGACAGATTTTATAATCAGTTTTTAATTAGAAAACGTTGGGATATAAATTATCAACGTACGGCGCAGATGTTAAAAGAAACATGTAACTGTGATGACAAACGTATTGGTAAAGAAAGAATCTCTGTGTTTGTTGTAAAACAGTTTGATAAAAAAACAGATGACTACAATCAAAAAGAATTGAAACCAAAGGATGTATTTTAATGATATCAGAACAATTACATTTATTTGAAGAGTTTACTGAAAAAAATTTAATTAAAGATGTAGATTATGTAGATTTACATTCTTTACCGTACGACCCACAAAGAAAAAAATATAGTTATAATGATTTACAATATAGTGCTTTACCAAAAGGTAAGTACACTGTTTATAAAACAGGTGGAGTTAATACTTTTTATAAAGAAAGAGAAGACATATTTCCTTATGTCAAAAATAATGATACAGGAAAAATTATATATCCTGTTCCAACAAAAACAGATCTATATCCTAAACTAGGATTAAAAACTACTTGTGGTAAAACTATTTTAGCTCGTATGCATAGAATACTTGGATTAGCTTTTATAAAAAACCCAGACTTATATAATGGTAAAGAGTGGGTTGTTGGACACATAGATGATGATGTTTTTAATTATAGATTAAGTAATTTAAAATGGCTTACTCAACAACAAAATTTAAAAAATGTAAATAAAGGATCTAAAACAGCTAACACACAATTAGTATTGCAAACTTTAAAAGGACAATTTGAATGAGAACAATAGTATTAGGACCACCAGGAACAGGCAAAACAACCACGCTGTTAAATAAAGTAGATGATTATTTAAAACAAACAGATCCTGACAAGATAGGTTACTTTGCATTTACACAGAAAGCTGCACACGAAGCACGAGACAGAGCAATTAAAAAATTTAATTTAACAGAAGATGATCTACCGTATTTTAGAACACTACACTCACTAGCATTCAGAAAGTTAGGATTAAAAAAAGATCAAGTTATGCAACCGAGACATTACAAAGACCTAGGTAAGAAGTTAGGTTTTCCTGTAACATACGCTGACTACCAAGAAGACCAAGGTGGTATTTTTACATCAGACAGTGAGTATCTACGAATTATCCAGCTAGCACAACTACGTAACATTACACCAGAACAACAGTTTGATTTACAAGAACACACGCAGGACCTGGAAAGAGATCAACTTAGAATTATACACAACGAGTTAGGAAGATATAAAAAAGAATATAATTTAATAGATTTTAATGACATGATTTTAGAATTTACAAAGTCAGACAAATCACCAAAGTTTGATGTAGTATTCATAGATGAAGCACAAGATCTATCATTAATGCAATGGGATATGACACGATCTATTTGGAATAAAACAAAAGATTCTTTTATTGCAGGTGATGACGACCAAGCAATATTTAGATGGGCTGGTGCAGACGTAGATTCTTTTATAGCGTTAGAAGGACAATACCTACCACTAACACAGTCTTACAGAATACCTGCTAAAGTACACGGATTAGCAATGGGTATAATAAATAAAATTAGAAATAGAATAGATAAAACGTGGCAACCAAGAGTTAGTCAAGGAAATTTACACAGGCATTTTGATATAGATAGCATAGACATGACAAAAGGTGATTGGTTAATATTAAGTCGAACAAGACACATGTTAACAGATATAGAAGAGTCTTTGTATAGACAAGGATTGTATTATGAAAATAGATATAAACGAAGTAGTGAAAAAGAATTACATAACGCAGCTACATCATGGGAACATTTACGACAAGGACAATTAGTTTCATATAAAGAAATAGAAAATATAATTAAATTTATGGGACCTAAAAATTGGGATTCTAAAAAAATAAAAGGTATGGCCAAAGGATCTTTTTATGGCATGGACCAACTTACAAATGATTATGGTTTGCAAATTAAAACAGAATGGTATGAAGCATTTGATAATGCAGGGCAAACAAAAGTAAATTATTTAAGAAAGATGAGAAAGAATGGCGAAAAACTAAACGAAAAACCTAGGATAGAATTGTCAACTATACATGCAGCCAAAGGTGGAGAAGCAACTAATGTTGTATTACTAACTGATCTTACAGAAAATACTATGCGAGGTTATGAAAGAAATCCAGATGATGAGAATAGATTATTTTACGTAGGTGCAACAAGAACAAAAGAAAATTTACATATAATTGAACCAAAAAAATATGAGAAAGGTTATTTACTATGAAAAAGAAAAGTGTTTGGGATAAGCAGCATGGCGGATCCCACTATCAAAAATTTACGATACAGCCCAGCAAGTTTGTAGTTGAGAATGAGTTGCTATTCCCGGAAGGATGCGCTATAAAATATATCTGTCGTCATCGACTGAAAGGAAAGAAACAAGACATATTGAAAGCTATACACTTTTTAGAAATGATTATTGAAAGGGACTATGATGCAGACACCTCTATTTAAACCACAGACAGAGTGGCTACCACCAGAAAATTTTCCAGACTTATCTAAGTATGATGAAATTGCAATTGACTTAGAAACTAAAGATCCAGACCTAATGAAAATGGGGTCAGGTTCTGTAGTTGGTAAAGGTGATGTAACGGGTATAGCTGTAGCCGTGCCAGGTTGGTCAGGTTACTATCCAATTGCTCACGAGGGTGGTGGTAACATGGATCGTAAAAAAGTTTTAAAATGGTTTCAAGGTGTATTAAATACACCCGCTATAAAAATATTTCACAACGCCATGTATGACGTGTGTTGGATACAAGCGCTCGGTTTAAGTGTCAGCGGTAAAATTGTGGACACGATGATTGCATCGGCCCTTGTTGATGAAAATCAAATGCGCTATGACTTAAACAACTGTGCTAAACGATACACTGGTAAAGGTAAAAATGAAACAGATTTATATCAAGCAGCAAAAGATTGGGGTGTTGACGCCAAAGCAGAAATGTATAAACTACCTGCCATTTATGTAGGTGCGTACGCAGAAAAAGATGCAGAGATAACTTTAGAGTTATGGCAAGAACTTAAAAAAGAAATACTTCACCAAGACATACAATCTATTTTTGATCTCGAAACGGAACTTTTTCCTTGTCTGGTGGCCATGCGATTTCGTGGGGTTCGAGTGGACGTTCAAAAAGCTCATACAATGAAGCAAGAATTAGCATCACAAGAAGATAAGTTAATCCAACAAGTAAAAAAAGCAACAGGCATAGATACTCAAATATGGGCAGCAAGAAGTATTGCACAAGTTTTTGATAAACTAAAACTAGACTACGATAGAACTGAGAAAACATCTGCACCTTCCTTTACTAAAAACTTTTTACAGAATCACCCCCACCCAACTGTGAAACTAATTGCCCAGGCTCGTGAAATAAACAAGGCCCATACCACGTTTATTGATACCATAATTAAGTATTCACATAAAGATAGAATACATGCAGAGATCAATCAGCTTAGATCCGATAATGGCGGAACTGTGACTGGTAGATTCTCATACTCAAATCCAAATTTACAGCAAATACCAGCTAGAAACAAAGACCTTGGACCACGGATTAGGGCCTTATTTGTGCCCGAGGAGGGCCATACATGGGGTTGTTTTGACTATTCTCAACAAGAGCCTAGGCTGGTGGTGCATTATGCAGCTTTACAGAATCTCTATGGAGTGGGCGATGTATTGGATGCGTATCGCGATGGCGATGCTGACTTTCACACGATCGTTGCTGATATGGCAGAGATACCTAGATCGCAGGCCAAGACAATAAATCTTGGTCTGTTCTATGGTATGGGTAAAAATAAATTACAAGCAGAGCTAGGTATATCTAAAGATAAATCTGATGCTTTGTTTAGACAGTACCACAACCGAGTACCATTTGTTAAACAGTTGATGGATAATGTAATGAGTCGTGCGCAAGACTCAGGTCGAATACGTACATTACTCGGAAGACTATGCAGGTTTCATTTGTGGGAGCCTAATCAATTTGGTATTCATAAAGCATTGCCACACGATGCAGCGCTCTTGGAACACGGACCAGGGATTAAACGTGCTTACACTTACAAAGCATTAAACAAATTAATACAAGGATCAGCAGCTGACATGACAAAAAAAGCTATGATAGAATTACACAAAGAAGGTATCATACCGCATATACAAGTGCATGATGAACTTGATATATCTGTTGAGAGCCCTGAACATGCAGAAAAAATAAAAGACATTATGGAATCTGCTGTTGATTTAGAGGTACCTAACAAAGTAGATTACGAATCAGGCCCTAATTGGGGCCAAATAAAATGAAAATTTTAAATGATGATTGTGTTATTACAAACCATGAAGATATTAAAGTTGTAGATAATTTTTTTACTAAAGAATGTTTAGAGATATTAAAAATTAGAGTTTTATACAGTAAATATTTTGATCAAAAATATTCATCTTATCTTGCAATTGATTATTTTCCAACTCAAGATTATTTAACAGATTTAATTGCTAGTGAAATAAATAATAAATTTGATGTTCCAGAGTTTCAAAGAGCCTGGAGTTTTCTTTACACAAAAAATAAATCTGGTGTAGGTCTGCACTGTGATCCATCTGTAATAAATTTAAATATTTGGGTTTCATCAAATGAAAGTGTATTAAATCCAGAAAAAAATGGTCTACATATTTACAAAGTTATACCTCCAAAAAAATGGACAAGAGAGGATTGGAATAACAACTCAGAAAAAAGTTTAGAATATGTCAGATCAAAAAATGTAGAGCCTGTTAAAATTAATTATAAAAGTAATAGAGCAATTTTTTTTAATGGTGCTTATTTTCATAAAACAAATGAAGTTTCTATGAAAAAAGGTTTTGAAAACAGAAGAATAAGTTATACATTGTTATTTGGAAATAACTTAGAATAAAAAGAAAAAATAATGAAAATATGGCTTACTTAAATGCAAATATTCCTATACAATACGCGCAAATAAAAAAGGAGTATTTATATGACCTTAGAAAACATCATGGCGAAGTTGAAGACTGTATTATCTTCGGTATTAGCAGCCTTACAGGTCGTGCTATCTTATGGCATGCACTTATGGAAAACGGCGCTGTATTTTATCGTCTCCCGATTAGCGCCTTCATACAAAGAGGTTTTAACAGAGAAAAAGTTCCTGAACGTAGACTTGATGAATTGGAGTTATGGAATTCTTTTAGTTATTATCCTGCTGTTACTACTTGGGATGTTTTAACAGCCGCATCCGGCAAATACATTGGTAAAGATAAGAAGTGGCATCATGGTAAGTATTTATTTACCGTTGACTGGGGACACCCAGATGCTAATATATTAAATTCTGATCATTCAGAGATTCCGCACGAGCATAAGTGCGCTCACATAATTGCGTTGAACGACGGCAACTATGCAGCACAACCCAACAACAGATGTATATGGGATCTACCTTCATTTACTGTTAAGGATAATATTCCTGACTGGAAGGTACAAACTAACGAATGGAACGTAGAAGATACGGGCCAATGGCAAACAGAAGATACTGATAAGTTCTTCTATGAAATTGAGGAAAAGAAAAAATGAATTTAGCAGATTTATTAAAAAAGAATTTTGTATTAGTACCTGTAGTAGCTTCAGTGCTAGTCGGTACATTTACTGGCGTTCGTTATATTGTTAATCTTACAGATACCATCAACACTAATCAGCAAGAAATCGTAGATCTTAAAAGAGATTTAAAAGTTGCTGAAGATAAAATTGTAGATCAAAACACAAGACTAACTTCTGCAGAATCTACTTGGCAGATGGCAGAAAATTTATATAGACAACTGGCCGATCAAGTTAGAGAACACGACTATGATATTAAGGATTTAAACAGGTAATGCATGGAGGTTCTCAGGATGAATTATTATTTTACAGGACTACTAATCTTGGCGATGACAATCTTAGCATTGTTTGTAGAACCTGCGTATCCTAGAAACGAATACCTTAACGACTATGGTGTAAGATGTGGTGAAATGGAAGTAAGCACAGAAAGACGTGATACTGATTATAATTATTCTGACAGCAGCACTAATGAACAACAGTATTTAAGATTTACCTACAGAAAATATTTAGGCACAGACTGTAAAACAGCAAAAGAAAACGTACAACTAAAACAACAATTAGAATTGATGAAGATGTGTGGTAGGGTAAATAGTAATCCTAGTCTTGCACAGAATGAAAACTTTAGACTGTTAGTTATGAAATGTAGAGGTGTGACTCCTGCAAGAGATAACACTAGACCATCTGATTCTCAAAGTTTGTGGGACGATATGAAAGATGACTACAAAAAAGAGAACCCTGATGTTAAATTAATGAATGATAAGCTTATAGGACCTAAGAAAAGCAAATTGAAAATGCCACCAAAAGATTATATACTGCCATTACCAAAACCAAAAGTAGATGAATAAAAAACCATTAAATATATCTGAAGAAGCAGCTGTACAGATGCCGATGAAGACGGTAGCTCGCTTAATTCTGCTCGTCGCAGCCGGCGTGTTCGCATACACCGAGTTGACTGCCAGGTTAGTATCGTTAGAGACATCACGTGAGCTGTTTGAGGCTGACCTGCTCAAGAAGAGTGAACAATTGCCCACGGACCAGGAACAGTACATGCTCCTGGAGGCAGTTTTTTCTGACGTAGAGAAGCTACAAAAAAATCAAGAGCAAAACATGACAAACAAAGTCAACATAGAATTTACTCAAAAACAATTAGAAAAATTATTAACTGATGTAGAAAAATTAAAAGATAAAGTTAGACAAAACGGGAGCTATTAATGAATGAAGTAACAGAAGTTGTAATAGCTTTACTTATGCTGGTCAACGGAGAGATGAAAGAAGCACGTATACAGACTGGATATGCGGAATGTATAAAAGGCGCACGTGTAGCTAAACGTGGTTTAAAAATTAATAGTAATATTAAATATTCTTGTATAAAATGTGAGGCAGAATTAGAGGAAAATATTGATGGATCTTATTCAATAAAAAAGTTAATAATAAAGTAATGGTAAAAATACAGGCAGAAATAGTTAATGGCAGATGTCCAACTTGTGATGAATTTACAACTTTAGTAGGTCTTGATAAAGCTTTTTATAGATGTATGACTTGTGGCGCAGATTTAGAGCAACATGTTAATGGTAAAATAACTTATCTACCTGTCATGACTGCACGTCCTGATGGTGGTGTGCCATTTGTTAAGGACTGGCTTGAATGAAAAAAGCTAAAGGTCTTTACGCAAAAGTAGCACACGAACCTATATTTCACAAAACAAGTATAGGTAGAAATCCTAGTAAATGCAAAATGAACAAAAGTAAGCGACGTTCGTATAAAAAATATCAAGTGGCCAGGGTTGACAAACATCCTAAATTATCCTATATCTAGGTATGAAAGAAAAAAAACTAACAATAATTGGCAAAGACATAACTCAAAAACAATGGTCTAATTTAATACTAGAATTAAATCTAATTAAAAAAGCATGGGAAAGATATGCAAAAATAGATTTGAATGGTTCTGGTGTAAAAAAAATCATAGCACATGGAACAAAAAACTTTGACTCAAAAGTTTTGCCAGACGAAGATTAATGGAGTTTAATAATTTTAAACGACGGACTGTATCAATTAATTCCGTTGTCAAAGCAGATGATGGAACATGTGTCTTTATTGGAACCAGTAAACTGCATGGACCTGTGCGAGATACTAAGACTAAAACTAACAGGATACGTAGACACACTAAACCTACACATCATGAATGATGGTAGTGGATCTTTAGTTGGTTGTATTTGTAGATAAACCTATCCTAAAGAGGGAAAAAATAAGGATAGGTTATTGTGGTGAGATAACTTGCATTACCACATTCTTGCCTTAATTTCAAATAGTTTTGTCTGGAGTACAATAAAACTTAATAAACATATTATATTTGTTTACTTCTTCAGGACCTAATTGTTTCATTTTTATAGTAGATTGTTCATAGCCAAACATTAAACAATCATACTGATTATCGAATCTTTGTGGCCATTCATAGGGTTCTAAACAAGTACCTGCTACTTGTGAACAAATAACTAAAATTAATAATATTTTCATACTTGACAAATCTCCTCTATATCCTATATATTGCTCATAAATAAATGAAAGGAAGGTCTATGACCGATATAACTAAATATAGAAATGTTTCATTAACACATGAAACATACAAGACATTGATAAGTTTGTCGAAGGTATTATTGCCCGATGCAACTTTATCAATCAGTAAAACCATTGAATCAATTGCAAATGAGAAAGCGAAGAAATTAAATGGAAAAATTAAAAAAGTATAACGAACATGCAATGATATGTCCTAACTGTAAAGGTAATGGATATATTAAATTAGTATTAGAAGAAGGTAGAGAACACGTTGTGGCACAATGCCCTGAGTGTGACTCGGAAGGAGAAATATATGTGGATGAGTCCCAAGTTATTGAGTCTTATATCGATGCTGATCCTGTTACAGGTGATGCTCACAAGCTGCACTAGAGACCTAAAGTTTGATGGGTTTGACCCAACAACATCAGTAGTGAAGTGGGTATTTACAGGAGATAAAGAATGATAGGTTTGTTTTTTATAGGTATTGTAGTTTCAGTTATTGTAATGGCTATCTTAATACATGTGAGGAAATATGATTCCTGATACAGACAAAGCATACATTGCAGGATTGTTTGATGGTGAAGGTAGTATTCATTTTAAACGAGCACCTGAAAAGAAAAAGAAACATCGAGGTAAACCTGGGTATAGGTGGTCTAATAGTTTAAGATTATCTATGGAAATTACAATGACAGATCAATCTGTGTTAAGGTGGGTCCATGAAGTTTTAGGTGTTGGTACATTAAATAAAAAACCTAGAAAAGGTAAACGCGTAGATGGTACTAAATATCTTATGCAATACCGATGGCGTGCTACATTTAGAGATGCATACTATGTTTGTTGTTTGATTTGGCCTTGGGCGCATACAAAGTTACCAAAGATTAATCAAGTCATGGAACATTACGCAGGACATGTGATGAATGGTAAAGTAGTTTCGTTAGAAGAATATAAACAAGCGATGAGTTTAGAATAATGTTTGATAAATTTATATACGAAGGATTACATTTTATAATGAAGTATGCAGGTCAACTTAATGCATGGGCCTGGAGAGAACATGTTAAAATATTAAAACGTAAACAAAACATACAACATGAAAAGATATTACGTGATCAAGAGAACCGTGAGTATTTAGAGGAATTAAAAAGAAAACTATGAAGAATAAAAAATTTAAATATGATGGTAAATCTAGACCCTCAACTGACTTATATAAAGAAAACTTTGATAGAATATTTAAAACTAATCCTGTTGCGAAAGAGGTTAGGACTCCTAAGTTTAAATCTAAAGTAATAGATAGTAAAAAAATATACGATAGAAAAAAAGAACAGGACGAATTAAGAGAGAGTTACGAACAGTCTGTTCGTAATAGATTGGAACGTACCCATGATGAGTGATGAAGATATCGCTGAATACCATAATATTGGTAAAAAATCTGGAATAAAAAAGAATAATAAATACAACTATATACGAGGAAAACAGCTCACGGACCCCGGAACAGGGACCAGGGTTTATGACATAGATAATTCTAGACTTCCGTCTGTGACTACGATATTAGGAGCCACCAAAAATAAACAATTTCTAAAAGACTGGAAGGCCAAAGTTGGAGAAGAAGAAGCAGAGCGAATCAAGAATGTATCTAGTGCACGGGGTACCTGTATGCACAAATTCCTCGAGCACTATGTTCTCGGCACTGGCTGTGTTGATCTTACAAAGATCGGACAAGAGGCGCGTCCCATGGCCGACAAAATTATTGAGATTGGTCTTGCGCCAGTGGAAGAGTATTATGGCTCTGAAGTTATGTTACACTACCCGGGTTTATATGCGGGCTCAACAGATTTGGTTTGCATGCATAATGGCAAAGAAACTATTGTTGACTTCAAACAAAGTAATCGTCCGAAGAGGGAAGAATGGATCGAAGATTATTATCTGCAGATTGCCATGTACGCCATGGCACACGACTACGTCTACGGTAGCAAGATTGAGCAAGGAGTTATCATGGTCTGCACGCCTGACTTATATTATCAAGAATTCAAAACAGAAGGCGCTGACCTTCGAGCCTGGAAACACAAGGCACTAAAACGAATCAACATGTATAATGAATTAATACATGATGAGAAAGAAAGAGCTAAAGTTAACCTAAACCCGGAGGATTTTTTTAATGGCGCGTAAAAAACTAGAATTGCATGGATATTACTTTGATGGTAAACAAATGTATACTATGTACATTGATGGAGATGGTAAAATTATAATGAAAAAGGAGAAATTATGAATGACAAACTTAGAAACGTTCTAAAGAAGAGATATGAAGCTGACATAGAAGACGCTAAATACAAGATAAAATGCTATAGCGATCAAGAGTTAATCATACCTGAACACCCAGATATTACAGGCGAAGTTGACAAATTGTTACTGAAAATGGCAGAAGCTCACGACAAATTGGCAGTAATGAGTCTGCATTATGGCAAAAAAGAGGCAGATAAAAATATATTGTGATAATTATGCCACAATTGTGGTAAATATATCACACCAAAACTCCAGTGTATATGTATGGTAAAAAAAATAAAAAAAAAAATAAAAACTACTCTAGAAAAAGTGTCTAATCTGTCACTTTGATTAAAAGTGTTGGTATATATAGCTAATGTCTGCCAAATTATGGTTTTAAAAAGTGTCATGTGACAGAAAATAGTGTCACCTTACAAAATATTACAGATTGCCTATGCGCGCGCGATACAAAAATCTGGTAAAACTGATTTTTTTTAGATACATATACAGAAATGAAATCCAAGAAAAAATCGAGAAGAATAAACAGCTACACTAAACCAAAGACTGTCAAAGAGTCTGTTGTGTTTCCGTATAAACGTGTACGGATCGATTGGATTGATATCATAACTGAGGGCGGCTGGGGTTCAGAGGTTGAGTTTAAAAATATGAAACTAGCTACACCTGTAAGTGAAGGTTGGTTATTTAGTAAAGATGATGAGACTGTAAGAATCTTTGCTGGGTACGATGTAGAAGCTGATGGCTCTATTCATTTTTCGGAGAGATCGGTTTTTCCAACTTCTTGTGTGAAGAAGATAACTCGGATTCATTAGGTGTCACATTTAAAAGAGGTGCGTAGTCGTCTAAAATTTGTTTCATTTTTGCTTCTAGTTCCTGTTCTGACATGTCTTCTAATTTCCCAGTTTTTATTATTTTGCGGTCTATGTATAGCCCTGCTGCTTTACCTCTACTTACTTCAGCGTTTACAGCAGACGAGAAACTACCTTTCTTCAAAGCCGCTTGTTTAATTCTATCTAATTCAGCTATGTGTTTTGCATAACTAACTTCATGTTTTTGTAATCGTTCGTCCTGTAGTTTACCTATGTATTGTACTACCAGTGGTGATAGTCTTGGATTAGTAAGCTCACTACCTTCAACACGTGATCGTTTGGGTGAGTATCCTGCTAGCTCTGCTGCTTCAGATTTAGATACAGGTCCGTCAGGTCCACCAAATATTAAATATTCAGCAAATCTTTTTTGCATTTCTGTTAATCTTTTAGGTACTCCCATGTTGACAATTTAAGGTAACTCTCCTATAAAGTCAAGGTATGAAAGATAAGCGTACATATACACATTTGAAAGAACATGGAGAAGATATGAGTCACGAAAACGAAAGCAAGGTAGACCCTAAAGAAGATAGAAGTTCGTTAGATTTAACTTTTATGATAGAACAACACAAGAAAGAAATTTGGGAGTATAAACAAAAAGAGTCTGAATGGATTAAAACAGAAAATTTAGCAATTGGTTACAAAAAAGTTATAGAAGAATTAAGTGCTAAGTTAATTGATCAAGTGAGAATAATTGCAGAATTAGAAAAAGAAATAGAAAGACTTGTTGCGGAGAACAAAAAATGAGAGTAAGAGACTTACAACAATTCTTAGAATCTTTTACAGCTAGAGATAAATCTGCATCAGGTCAGGGTAATGCGATTAGCGATGCGGTTATCTATGTTGAAGTAAATGGTCAATTAAGAGAAATAAAAAAAATGGAAGTACACGAAAACAGTCAGACTATATTTGGTTTACATAAAAATCATCATTCACACCGTCTTGTAATGAAAACAGGAGAAGTATCGAGCATAGTTTTACCGGATAAACTACGTACTCCAGGCGCATAATGCGCGGGGTAATTACCTCGATAATGACATGGGTCCAGAGGCAAAATTTTATCAACAAATCAAAAGAAATTTTAAAGAGTTTTCGCTTATTCGACTGGAGAATTCCAGCTTACTTGGTACTCCTGATCTATTGGTCTGCAATACTTCTGGGCACTTTTGCACTGTAGAACTCAAGGTAACGAAGAGTAAAAAAATTAGATTCTCACCACACCAAATAGCATTCCATAAACGTCATCCAAAGAATACATTTATCATGGTAAAGGCCCTTGGTCCTTTACCCAAGAATACTTCTTCAGTATTCTTGTACCGTGGTACACGGATCACTGAGCTTGCTGCTTGTGGCTTGACGCTTGACCCCTGTGCTTGTGGCTTTACCGCTTGTTGCTTGATGCTTGACCAGGTTGGTTCGAAAGCTTGACGCTTGGTGCTTGAAGCTTGAGGCCCGGACCAGGTGCACGCTGATTCCCAGCCGTCGCCGGTTCTTTGCTAATGACCTGATCCGAATTTATTCCACGCGGGAATTCTGTTTTAGTGTTTACCATAAGAAACTGTTTTAATTGTGGCGTCCCAGCATTGTCGACAGTCTCTGCATTCATTGTTTTGTTTTGCAGCTGGACACGTCGCGCCAGAGTCAACAACCTCCGAAGAGTGAGACCACGAATCAGGCGCCCGCTGGTTCACCATGGGCGCGCTAAATCGTATGACTAAATTGTTGGGCTTGTCTGTCAGGTGGTCCTTTATCCATGCTTCACGGGTAGGCATCCAGTGCCTTTTGCCAGGTGTGAGCTGGCAAACCTTATAAATTTTTTGTAAGTGATCTAAATCCTGGACGTCGCCGCTGTCATGCCAGCGGAACACATCAGGCTTTTTGCTGTTGATTAGGTGAGCCATTGCCTGGACCCAGTCCGGGCTCTTGATGGCTGCCAGCCTTCGATACTGTGCATTCTGCACAACCTTAAAAACATAACAACCTTTGAGCGCGTAACAGTCAAAGCATACGCTGCCTGGGACCTTCTGTAGCTTGCCGCCAGTCTTGCATTCCTTCGCAGGTAAACCTATTGACCAGCCCGGCATCTTTGACGGTTTGCTTAGGCTGCCTCCGATAATTTTTAAAGCGTCTTTTGTTTGCATAATTTCTTTCTCCTTGATTCTCCTATAACACCATAAAGACGTCTTGTCAAGCTTGCTGCTTGAAGCTTGCAGCTTGCGGCCTGGTGCTTGTAGCTTGGGCCCTGATCCTCCAGCCAGCGCCAGTGGTTAATTAAAATTTTGTTGTACTCCGGACCATGGTTGGCGTTTGTCTCATAAATTTTTCTAGTCATAATTTCTTTCTTAGGACCAGTCTCTTCACACGAGGGCTTCTCGAGTCTTCCCCGCACTAATAGACTGATCCCAGGTCCTAGCGTCTATGTGAAATGCATTACACAAAATACGCTCAACGCTAGCAAAACGAATCACTAGGACCAGGGATCAGTCCTCTGGATTACAAAGACGGCCAACTAGTGGCGGTGTGATGCAACCCGAGGTTGTCCCGCTAGTTTGAGTTTATAACGCCGTAAACTAGCAAAAGGGCGTAGGTAAGATTAGTTAAATCTTAAATCCAATATAATACTTGACAATCCTATTGTCAAGTGTTAAAAAACATTTATGCAAAATAAAACAGAAAGAGGAAATATGACTAAAGAAAAAAGACAAACTCTTAATGCAGATAAGAGAAAAGTTATTGCAGATGTATTTCAAAGTCATTTTGAAGATAATTCAAAATACAAGAAACAACATACTGATGCAATAACAAACTACAATCTAATGAGAGAACAGGCAAAAGTTAAAATGAATGACCTTGTTAGATTTCATCAACCACAGGAAGATGTAGATACAATTAGAAGAATGATAGGAAAGTATGATAGTAGTGGTGGGGACTTACACCATGATAATTGTTTCTATGTTCAATCTGATACACCTCGTATGGACAAAGATTATAATGGTAATCCAAAAGAAGTCTATGATGAAGTGCAAATTCAGTTTCAAGCTGATTGTGATTTTCTAACTTCTTATTATCGTGATGAGTTAAATGCAAAAGGACTTGACGCAGATTATGATGTTAGAGTAGACCATAGTGGTAAAGACAAAAATCCAACTTATTACAAAGCTGAAACTAATGTAAGAAATCATTTAGGTTTTGGTGGTCGTAATGATGAGAGTGGTAATAAAATGTATCACAAAGATGAATGGGAAAATGACTTTAAACTTTGGGTTATTGGAACATCATATTGTCATAGTAGACAATTCCAAACTAAAGACTACGAGTGGTTTAATAAATTTAAGTCAGCACAGGAAAATGTAATCATGGCACATAAAAATCTATTTGCCAATGTTGAAAAGAAAATGGAAAAACTACGAATGGGTTTAAAGTCTTATAGATACTTTGACCAAGCAAAAGAGTTAGCTGATAAATTAGGTGTTGTATTAAATGAAAGTGTATTGAATGAAAGTAGTTCAATGGCATTATCTATTTATAGTCCGACTAATCTAGCTGATTTATTAACTGATGAAGTTGAACAAACTAGAGAGGAAAAAATAGCAATAGCCAAACAACTATTGCGAGAACAACAAAGTATAAATTAACATTTGACAACCTATCCTATCAATGATAGGATAGGTACAGAAAGAGAGAAATACATTATGGAAAACAACACACAATTTAGAATAACTTATTATTCTAACAAAGATAAAAAACACATAACAAGAAATGCAAAGTGGACTGACAAGTGCAGATTTTGGACTAGCAAACAAGGTGCAAAATTAATGACATACTTTGACATGGACGCAGACAATTATAGAACTGCTAAAGGCAGTTGGAAAGTGAGGTACTAATGATTGATTGGAATATAGTTTTATATATTGGATTAGTTTTAATTGTTTTTGGTTTTGGACTATTCTTATATGCAGAAATGAAAGAAAGAGAGATAGACAGAAAAATGGCTGAGAACCAAAGGTTCATTGACGCAATGTTGAGGGTAAAAAAATGAGCGAATATGTTTGGTGTCATGGTACTAAGTGCCATACTAATCACACACAGGACAGAATAAGAGGTGTCCAAGGTTCTAAGGTATTGAGGACTAGAAAGATAAAACAAACATCATGGAACGCAAGGAATGTCTGGTCACACTTTTGTAGTCAAGGTTGTTACACCGACTTTATGCATGAACATTGGGAAGAACAGATTAGACTACACCCTAGAACCGAGTGCCTTGAAACTCCAATCAATGTAGTTGTAAAAACTCACACCGATTATTATGGCAATCCATATAAACAAAAAAGAATACAGGCTATTGACAATGCTTGACTTATCCTATATTATCCAAGATATGACAGATGAAATAGAAACAATTAAATGGGACAGCAAAGAATATAAGATGCCATTCAAGGCAAATTATTTCAAACAGAAAGCAGATAAATTTAAAGAACTAATTATTGTTCGTAATAGATTTAGCAATGAACCAGCTTTATTGCCTTGGTTTGCTGTTGCTGTGTATGATGTAATCATGGGTAGTGAACAAGCTGAAGACTACGACACAATGCGTAAAGGCATTACATGGTTTCAAAAATACTTTCCTAAACAATACATGGTCTTACTAGATTAACTCTCTCTACCTAGGCGCTAACGCGCCTAGGTACACAACACATGGACCAATAGAGGTACCACACCCACACACAAAAAACTTTGCAACTATATAAGCAATCCCCCTAAATATAAAAAGGGGTCCCACTACTCTCGGTTGTATTGCTTGATTTAGACAGTTAATGGTGGTAAAAAACTTATTGAACACCTAAGATGGTGCAAAAAATTTTATAAAAATTTTTATGAATTTAAATAATATAGATATAAGTAAACTACCTGCTGACGTTCGAAAAGAATTACTAAAGCTACAAGTAATGGTAGCCGAAAAAAAAATTAAAAATAAAGCTAAAGATGACTTTATGTCCTTTGTCAAAGCTGTTTGGCCCGAGTTTATTGAAGGCGCACACCACAGAGTCATAGCAAAAAAATTTAATGACCTTGCTACAGGAAAAATTACGCGTCTAATTGTAAACATGCCACCAAGACACACTAAAGTCAGAGTTTGCATCTTATCTTTTGCCAGCGTGGATGGTGGGCCGTAATCCAAAACTCAAGATTATTCAAGCAACTCACACAGGTGAACTTGCTGTAAGGTTCGGTCGTAAAGCAAAAACACTAATTGATAGTGAAGATTATAAAAAAATTTTTGATACAACACTAAGAGAGGACAGTCAGGCTGCGGGACGTTGGGAAACTGCCCAAGGTGGTGAGTATTTTGCAGCTGGTGTTGGCGGTGCAATCACGGGCCGTGGTGCAGACTTACTTATTATTGACGATCCACACTCGGAACAAGACGCAATGTCAGCTAGCGCCTTTGATAACGCCTACGAATGGTACACATCAGGTCCACGTCAGCGTTTACAACCAGGAGCCAAGATTGTTTTAGTTATGACGCGTTGGTCAAAGAAAGATTTAACAGGAATTTTAATGGATAATCAAAAAGATGTTAAAGGTGATCAGTGGGAAGTGGTAGAATTTCCGGCGATCATGGACCACGGAGAAAAGAAAAGACCTGTTTGGCCACAATATTGGAAAATGGAAGAGCTAGAAAAAGTAAAAGCTACACTTCCGGTTGGAAAATGGAATGCACAATGGATGCAAAAGCCAACTTCTGAAGAAGGTGCACTAATAAAACGTGAATGGTGGCAAAAATGGACTGACGACGACCTTCCAGACTGTTATTATATTATTCAAAGCTACGATACAGCGTTTTTAAAAAAAGAAACTGCCGATTACAGTGCAATTACAACTTGGGGAGTGTTTTATCCAAACGAAGATAGCAAACCAAATTTAATTTTGTTAGATTCTGTAAAAGACAGGTTTGAATTTCCAGAATTACGTCGTGTTGCATTAGAACAATATCAATATTGGAATCCTGACATGGTAATCGTTGAACAAAAAGCATCTGGTACGCCGTTAACGCACGAACTAAGGCAAATGGACATTCCGGTGATGACATTTACCCCAAGTCGTGGTAATGATAAGCACGTACGTGTAAATTCTTGTGCACCACTGTTTGAAGCTGGCATAATTTGGGCTCCTGACAGGAAATATGCAGAAGAAGTTATTGAGGAATGCGCGTCATTTCCATACGGCGATCATGATGACTTAGTCGATTCTATGACTATGGCTGTTATGCGATTCAGGCAGGGAGGTTTCCTACCCCATCCAGAAGATTACGAAGACGAAAAACAACCACCTAGGAAGATGGAGTATTATTAATGGCAGCAAATGCAGTAACAAAATTTATATTAGCTTTACAGTCTCTTGTAAGACAAGGACTTAGTAAACAAGCAGCTGAACAATTTGCTAAAAATGAATTTGGTGAAATTAGTAAATTTTTACAAAAAAGAATTGACGATGTATATAAAAATCCAAAAGGTGAGGGTATTAAAAGTATAAAAATTAAAGATGAAGTGTTTGACGACACTGTAGTCAAACTACCAATCGATGATATGGGTAAACCTTTTAATCCTAACAATCCATTAAAAGAATATGGTAAAAAAGGAAAAGGTAAATTTACTAAAGCAGAATATTTAATTCAACGTTTAAAAAATACAATTAAAGCAAATCCTGACGATGCATACGTTCAAGAAAATTTTCCAAACTTTATAAAAGAAATAGAAGCTAACCCAGATCTTGCTAAAAACGAAAATGTATTTAGAGAATTAGGTGGAGACTTACCAAGTAATCAAAAAATAACTGTCTACGATGATGACACTTTAGATTTTGCAACATTAAAACCTACAAAAAAATTTCAATTAAACAAAGAAAAATTTAAACAAGATTTTAATGTTACTGATGATGAGGTAGAAAGAATAACTAAACTTTCTTCAGATGAACAACAAAAAACATTACAAAAATATATTGATAAAGATTTTAAAGAACGAATTGAACTTTCTGATTATGATGTTACAGATTTAGAACCAAATGCTGAAGGTGGTATAGTGGGTTACTACACAGGGGGTATGGTTGACGTTGAGCCAAGTCTATCTGACATCGGTCACGGTTCGGATGCCTTGATGGCTAGAACAAGATTGATGTCACCAGGTAGTCAAGCTACAACTTCTACAGGATTAAATTATTTACTTGCAGAAGACAATGACAACATAAGAGTTCCGTTTGAAAACGGTGGAGACTTTAAACAATTTCAAAAAGAAAAAATGATGCAGCTTATGCAAGAGTATCAACAATATTTAAAAAATAGAGAAACAGAAAAAAAACAAAGACCATATATGGAAAAAAGAATGGGAACAGGACCAGGACCAATATTAGAAGCAGCAGAAGGTGGTCGTATAGGTTTTGAAAACGGTGGAGACATGCAAAGCAAAATAGATGAAATGATAGAACATTATCAAAGATATTTAAAAATGCCTGGAAAACAAAAAGAAAAAATACCACTTAAAAAATTTGCTGAAATGTTTGCAACAGAAAACTTTGCAGAAGGTGGTCGTATAGGTTTTTCAAAAGGTAAAGGTGTCGATTTGTTACGAAGAGGATTTTTAAAAACTATGGGAGCAGCTGGTGCAGGTATCGCTGCACTTAAAACAGGATTATTAAGTTTAGGTGGTAAAAAAGCAACAAAAGAAATTGCTAAAGAAATTATAACAACACCAAACGCACCAGGTAAACCAGAATGGTTTGATGCTCTTGTAACAAGAGTTATAAGAGAAGGTGATGATGTTACTAAAACAATGGCGACTAAAGATAGAGAAATTGTTTACAGAAAAAAAATAGATGATGAAACAGACGTTATGGTTACACAAGATTTAGATGAGGGTGTAACTAGAGTTGATATTGATGACAAAGTTAGAAACGTAACAGGTTTTGATGATCCACCAACTGTGTCACTACAAGTTACCGATGAAATTTTAGAAGAAGGTGGTGCAAGAATTAAACCAGAATTTAAAGCTACAGAAAATGATTACAGAAATTATGCAACAGATCCTGATGGTGGTTATGAAACAGAGTTTATTGAAAACACAGTTGAGAATACAAAAGACCTTACATCTGATCTTACAAAAGTAAAATCGTTTGCAACTAATAAAAAAGAAACGATGAAAGAGTTTGTTGAATCTAAAAAAAGAAAAGACAATGTTAAATATGCAAATGAAAAAACATCATCATATGCAGCAGATCGCGGACCTGATTACGACCCAAGTGATTACATAGACGATATGGCCGATGACATGGCATCTGGTGGTCTTGCTAAAATGTTAGGAGAATAATGGAATACGATATAGAAAATATTTTATCCATGTACGAAGACGATTACAACCCTGGTCCAAGGCCCATGGCTCAAGGTGGACGGATCGGGTTTAGTAATGGTGGAGATACTAGTCCTGTGTATAATGAAAAGACAGGTCATATTTATAAAAAAGGAAATAGGTTTGGAATTTTTTATAGTAAGACTCCTCCTAAAAATCAGTTTACTGCAGTTAAACCATTAAGAAGTTTAGAAGAACTTCAATTAGTAATTGATGAAGCACCTTTGATAGAAATTAATGGAAAATTTTTTGAACAAAATGCAAAAGATTTAGAAGGTAGAAGTGAGTATTCTTCAAAAGAATTAATTTCTAGAAAAGAATTAGACAAATATAGAGATAAATTAAACTTTAAATCTACAGGTAAAAAAAGAATAGAAGAAACAAATCAAGGTAGTATTAATAGAAGAAATAAAATTATAGCTGCACAAGGAAGTGAAATTCCTATTAAAGGTGGAAAACAAATAAACAGAGCTTTTAGTCATGTCTATCCTATTATTGAATCTGCAAAACCAGGAACTAAAACAACAACTGTAATTGATGCAGATATGAATAATAAGTTAATAGGTTATAACAGAATTGGTCAGAAAATTGCAGAAGATCAAGAATATTTATTAAAAGTTAAACCCGAAGGTTATAAAAAACAAATACTTGTAAACAATGCTAAAGCTAAAAAAAATGTGATGAACGCACTTCAAGATTTAGGAAAAGATTACAAAGGTCAAATAGGTTATTTTCAAGTAGATCCTGAAACCGAATCTTTTAAACCTAAAGCAGGTAATTATAAAATGTCTTTTGCTGGTGTTGAAGGAAAAGATGAAATCTATAAAGATATGACATCTAAAGAAAGACAAGATTTTAGCAAAAAAATATCAAAACAAGAACATGCTAAAGTTGCTAACAAATTAAAAAATTCAGGTTTTAAATGTAAACTTTCAAATGGTTTAAATTGTAATGATCCACGAGCAGGAGGCATAGCTAGTTTAAATGTCAATTTAAAATAAAAACCAACAAAAAAAAATAAATTACAAAAAGAAAAACTTCTACTTTACCACCAAGTCCAACACTTTAGCAGCTAAGCTAATCCTGGTTTTAAATGGTGGGCAGTACCACCTAAAAAAGGACCGCTATCACAGGGGTTGAAATTACCACCAAAACAAGTTAAGAAAGTCTAGGAGAAAATATATGGCAGATATAGATAAGTCTCTCCCTAACGATAAACGACCTGAAGAAGTTGCAGAAGAGGTTGACGTTGAGGAGATTTTAGAGAATTAAAAAGGACCAGTAGAAGTTACAGAAGACGAAGAAGGGGCTACAATTGATTTTGATCCTAATGTGCAATGCCTGCACCTGAAGATGGTGGCGATCACTTTTGCAAACTTAAACGAATTACTTCCAGAAGAAGACACAGATGCCATGGGTAATCAATTACAACAAGATTACATGGAATATAAAATGTCTCGTAAAGAATGGGAACGAGCATACATTACTGGTTTAGATTTATTAGGATTTAAATACACAAATAGAACAGAACCTTTCAAGGAGCATCAGGGTGCAACTCACCCTGTTCTTGCAGAAGCTGTTACACAGTTTCAAGCTTTAGCTTACAAAGAATTATTACCTGCAGATGGACCTGTTAGAACAATGGTAATGGGTAAATCAGATCCACAAAAAGAAATGCAAGCACAAAGAGTTAAAAATTTTATGAACTATCAGATCATGGATCAGATGAAAGAATATGAATCTGATTTTGATCAAATGTTATTTTACCTACCACTATCAGGTTCAACATTTAAAAAAGTTTATTATGACGATTTATTGGGACGAGCTGTTTCTAAGTTTGTTCCAGCGGATGACCTTGTTGTTCCGTATACGGCTACCTCATTAGACGATGCGGAATCAGTCATTCACGTTGTCAAGATGTCAGAAAACGATTTAAGAAAACAGATGGTATCTGGATTCTATTCTGACATCGAGTTGACAAAACCAACAGGCACAGTCACTAACGAGCTTGAAGAAAAAGAGCGAGAAGTAGAAGGTGTTACAAAATCCCAAAGAGTAGATCCTTTGTATACAATTCTAGAATGCCACGTTAATCTAGACTTGGAAGGATTCGAAGACCTTGGCCCCGACGGAGAGCCAACGGGAATAAAATTGCCTTACATCGTTACAATCGAAGAAGGCAGTAGGAAAGTTTTGTCTATTAGACGAAACTTTGCGCCCAATGATCCAAAGAAAAATAAAATCCAATATTTTGTCCACTTCAAATTTCTGCCAGGACTAGGATTTTATGGCTTAGGATTAATTCATATGATTGGCGGATTGAGTCGTACTGCAACTGCGGCTCTCCGTCAGTTATTAGACGCTGGAACATTATCCAACCTACCCGCAGGATTTAAGCAAAGAGGTGTCAGAGTAAAAGATGATGCCGCAAATATACAACCAGGAGAATTTAAAGATGTTGACACTCCAGGTGGTAATCTAAAAGATGCTTTCGTATTCTTACCTTACAAAGAACCATCAGCAACTTTATTACAGTTGATGGGAATTGTAGTTCAAGCAGGACAAAGATTCGCGTCCATTGCTGACATGCAGGTTGGGGACGGGAATCAACAGGCCGCTGTTGGTACGACCGTAGCTCTTTTAGAACGTGGTTCAAGAGTAATGTCAGCAATCCATAAAAGACTTTACGTAGGTCTAAAACAAGAATTTAAATTACTTGCCAAAATATTTGGTGAGTCTTTACCACCAGAATATCCTTATGATGTTCCTGGTGCATCAAGAAATGTTAAAGCAACAGACTTTGATGACAAGAGTAGATATTTTACCTGTAGCTGATCCTAATATATTTTCTATGAGTCAGAGAGTATCTTTGCACAAGAACAATTAAGATTAGCAACTTCTAATCCACAAATGCATAACATGTATATGGCTTACAGAGGTATGTATGAAGCAATTGGTGTAAAAGATATTGATAGAGTTTTACCACCACCTCCACCTAATCAACCAAAAGATCCAGCATTCGAACACATTGATGCAATGGGTGGAAAACCTTTTCAAGCGTTTCCAGGTCAAGATCATAGAGCACATATAACTGCTCACTTAAATTTTATGGCAAGTAATTTTGTTAGAAACAATCCTAGCATTACTGCAGCGTTAGAAAAAAATATTATGGAGCATATATCATTGATGGCACAAGAACAGGTACAATTAGAGTTTCCACAAGAATTTCAAATGTTACCACAACTACAACAAATGGCTGTACAAAATCCACAAGCACAACAACAGCTACAACAAATATCTCAAAAGATAGAAGCTAGAAAAGCTTGTTGATTGCTGATATGACTGAAGATTTTATGAAGGAAGAAAAACAAATTACATCTCAGTTTGATCATGATCCATTACTTAAATTAAAACAAAGAGAAGTAGATTTAAAAGCTATGGAAACAGAACGTAAGATGAAAGAAGATGAAGCTAGAATAAATCTTGATAGAGCTAAAATGGTACAAGCAAAAGATCTAAATGATAGAAAACTTGAACAAAACGAAGATTTAGCTAAATTAAGAGCTGATACAGCTATTGAAAAATCAATGATGTCTGCAGACGTTAAACTAACATCAGATGCTATGAAAGCTAGAGACGTAAATGTCTTGAAAGGTCCAAGAAGATAGTATACTAACAATTAGGAGAAAATTATGACAAAAGATACTTTTAAACAGTTCGTTAACAAAGACGGTTACGCTAAAGGCGGAGTACCTGTAGAAGAGTCTTCTCAAAACTTGCATTAGATCCAAGATCTAAATCAAGTATTAGAGGAAGAAACTACATTGCTCAAGGTGACAGCGTAGATGTTAAAGGAACGAAGGCTATTAGAAAAGAAAAGAAACCTGTAAAGGCTACTTGGTACTAACATGTGGTTATCGGCAATTAAATTAGCCGTTTCTGCTGGAAGTAAAATTTATGCTAACAAGCAGAAGAACGAAGATGGCTATGTCAGATGCACAGCTTATGCACGCATCTCGTATGGCCGAAGGAAAAGAAGCTTACCAGGGAAAACTTTTAGAAGCCCGTCAGTCAGACTGGAAGGACGAGGCAGTTTTGATAATTTTAAGTTTGCCCGTGCAATGGTGCTGGCCTGGGCAGTCGTATCGGACGATCCGACAGCGATGGACAAGGTAAAATTGTTTTTTGACATGTTCTCGCAGCTTCCGTCATGGTTTACAAATTTATGGATCCTTGTCGTGGCGAGTATTTATGGTATAAAGGGAACACAAATTTTTAAAAACGGAGGAAAAAAATGAGACAAAACGGAGTAAGATCAAATGTCAGATTTCCAACTGGAGCATCTGGTATGAAAAAAGGTGGATCTGCTAAAAAGAAAAAGCAGGGCTACAAAGATAGAAAAGACGAATCTATTGCTATGAGAATTAAAAAGAAAAGAACTAAGAAACAACTTAGAGCTTCTGCTGATGATTCATATGGTAAGTTTGGTTCTAAAGCTAAAAAATCTGGAAAATAAACAAGTAATGTTTAAAAGATTAAAAAATTTTATTTGCAAACTATTTAACATCAAAGCATGTAAAAAAATGTGATGAAGTTGATGAGCATATAGAATTTTTTACAAAAGTACCTGAACCGGATGTACCGGTTCATAAACCAAAAGCATTGTGGATCGCATACAAGATTTATAAAGTCTTGCCATCAATGTCTTGCAATAATACAATAAAGGAGAAAAATGCCATGAAAAAAAAAAACAAGCGCGAAGAATGATGATGAGAAAAAAAAAAGGTGGAAAAGCTAAAAAGAAAAGTAAATTTCCAGATCACTCAGGTGATGGTAAAATTACTAAAAAAGATATCTTAATGGCAAAAGGAATAATTCCTAAAACTAAAAAAAAAGAAGGGAGAAAAATAATGGCTAAACGTGGTTTGTACGCGAATATTCACGCGAAAAAAAAGAGAATCGCTGCTGGCTCAGGTGAGAAGATGAGAAAACCTGGAGCTAAAGGAGCACCAACTGCTGCTAATTTTAAAAGAGCAGCTAAGACGGCTAAGAAAAAACCTAAAAAGAAAAAGTAATGGCCGAAAACCTATAAGAAAAACTACCGGTAAAGGTGGTAATTATAGAAAAACAAAATCTGGAGCAGGTATGACTAAGAAGGGTGTCGCTGCTTACAGAAGAGCAAACCCTGGAAGTAAATTAAAAACAGCCGTGACTGGTAAAGTGAAAAAAGGGTCAAAAGCTGCAAACCGACGTAAGTCGTACTGTGCAAGAAGCGCAGGTCAATTAAGAAACTCGTCAGCAAAAACACGTAACGATCCTAACTCACGTATCCGTCAAGCAGAAGAAGATGGAAATGTTAAAAAAGAAAAAAATAAAAAAAGTGGTTTGCAAAAAGCATCAAAACGATGCTAAACAAGCTAAAACTTTAAAAGGAGTTATACGTGGAACCAGAACAAATACTAAATAAAAGAAGAGCAATCAAAAGAAGAGTAGATCAACTTAGCCTTATCGTCACATCAGGTGGGGTTGACAGTATGGAAACTTACAAGTATATAATAGGACAGATAAATGCATTGGAATCAGTGCGTCAGGAAATCTCTAACCTGCTAAACGATAAGGAGCAAAATGAAAACAGAGGAACAGTCATCGACATCGGTGAAAGGAAGAAGTCCCAAAAATAAAGAATTAGTTCGAAAAATATCGAGAAAGAACCAAAAAGAAGTTACTAAAGAAAAACTAAAACTACCTCAACCAACAGGTTGGCGTATGTTAGTTTTACCTTTTAGAATGAAAGAAAAAACTAAAGGTGGAGTTTTATTAGGAAAGAAACAATAGAAAGACAACAAGTTGCATCACAATGCGGAAACGTACTTGCGATGGGACCTGATTGTTATAATGATAAAAAGATTTAGCGATGGTCCATGGTGCAAGGTCGGAGACTGGGTAGTCTTCGCACGTTATGCCGGATCACGTATAGAGATTGAGGGTGGGGAAGTTCGTCTTCTTAATGATGACGAAGTACTAGCAACTGTACAAGATCCAACAGATATCTTGCACAAATTTTAACATAGGAAGGACACTATGCCAGAGGAAGAAAAACTAAAACAGTAGATATTGATAGATACATCCAGGACCAGAGGTCAATGTAACTTTAGAAGAAAAAGAGGAAGCGGTAGTTGATACTGCTCCAGAAACAACGGAACAAGAAACAGTAAAGAAGAAAAAGAGAACAGAAAAAAAGGAAGATGAAAAATTAGAAGATTACAGTAAAGGTGTGCAATCTAGAATTGCTAAACTTACGCGTAAGATGAGAGAAGCAGAAAGAAGAGAAGCTGCTGCTCTTGAATACGCTACTGCAGTCGAAAAAAAAGAAAACTAGATCAGGAAAGATTTAATAAAGTTGATTCTGATTACACTGCTAAATTTGAAGAAAGTGTAAAATCTGGAATGGACATGGCGCAAAAAAATTAGCGCAGCTATTGAAGCAGGTGATGCAACAGCTCAAGTTGAAGCAAATAAAAAAATTGCTGAGTTAGCTTTCGAGAACGCTAAACTTCAGCAAAGAAAAGAAGAAAGCCAGTTGAACAGGAAACACCTGTTAAACTATCAGACGGTGGACAATTACCAAATGAAACCCCACAACAAATGCCTCAAGCTGATCCTATGGCTGAAGATTGGGCTGCAAAAAATAGATGGTTCGGAACAGATAGAGCTATGACATTTACTGCATTCGAGATTCACAAGGATTTAGTTGATAAAGAAGGTTATGATCCTAAATCAAACGAATATTATAAGAGATTGATAAAAGGATTAGAGTTGACTTTGGGCACAAATTTGATAATAATGAAACTAAGCAAACGAACAGGGCCGTTCAGTCGGTAGCTTCGGCTAACAGAAGCTCAAAACCTGGTCGCAAAACTGTGAGACTCACATCGTCACAAGTAGCAATAGCTAAAAAATTAGGTGTGCCACTCGAAGAGTATGCAAAACAATTAAAACTCACGGAAGGAGCATAAGCATATGAAAAAAGAAAAAATAAAACTTCTCGTGCGGCTGTTACTCGGTCAAAAACTGAAAGACCAAAAGAGTACAAGCCCCCATCATCTCTAGATGCACCACCAGCGCCTGATGGATTTAGGCACAGATGGATAAGAGCAGAGTCAATGGGTTTCAATGACACCAAGAATATTCATGGTAGATTGAGATCTGGTTATGAGTTAGTGAGAGCTGACGAATATGACGCTGAAGAATATCCTGTTGTCATGGACGGAAAATACGCTGGAGTGATTGGAGTAGGTGGCCTTCTCCTGGCAAGGATACCGGAAGAACTCGCGCAGGCTCGTGTGGACTATCAGAAAAGACAAACTGAAGGTCAAGACGAAGCAGTAGAAAACGACTTACTGAAGGATCAGGATAAAAGAATGCCGATGAAATTCGAGCGTTCTAAGCAAAAACTTCGGTGGTACAAAGAAATAATTCTTAAACCAACGAAATAATATCAACCGAACTGGAGGCCGTTTTACGACGGCAGGTTCATAAGGAGAAATAACTATGGCAAATAGAAACACACAAGGTTTTGGTTTGATTGCACAAGGTACTGTTGGTTCAACACCGCTACTGGCGGTCAAGGCAAATACTTATCGATGCTGGCATGGGTGTTGACTTGTTCCAGGTAGTGTGCTGTAAGAAGCGCCGCTGGATACATTGTTACTGCACAAGCTGCCATCACTAACACTTGTATAGGTGTGTTGAATGGAATATTCTATAACGACGCTACTACTAAGAAGCCGACGTTTGCGAATTTCTACAACCAACCTATTACTCCAGCTAATAGCGAAGATATAACTGCGTTTGTAATTGACAATCCTTTAGCAACTTTTTGTTGGTGCGATTGATGCAGCAGCAGCTCAAGCTGAATATGGTAAAACATATGGTATCAGCTGTAACTGCAGCTGGTTCAGACTTTCTGGTCAGTCAAGTTCAACTTAACTTACGCTACAAGGCACGCAACAACAACCAATGGAGATTGGTAAGATCAGCAGAGGATCCTGAGAACAACGATATAGCAGCAGCGTTTCAGCATTGTAGTTGCTCAGGTCACTTAACCAATACTTCACTGGTGCGGTTACGTGGCAATAATAGGAGCATATAATGGCAATATCACGAGCACAACTAGTTAAAGAACTAGAGCCAGGCCTGAATGCACTATTCGGCCTGGAGTACAAAAGGTATGAAAATCAGCATGCTGAGATTTATACAACAGAATCATCTGACAGAGCTTTTGAAGAAGAAGTAATGTTAAGTGGTTTTGCAAACGCAGATGTAAAAGCAGAAGGTCAAGGAGTTCATACGATGACGCTCAAGAAACTTACACTGCTAGATACACAATGGAAACGATCGCTTTAGCTTTCGCTATCACAGAAGAAGCAATAGAGGACAACCTTTATGACAGACTTTCTTCTAGATACACAAAAGCTCTAGCAAGATCTATGTCTAATGCTAAAGAAGTTAAAGGCGCAGCACCTTTGAATAATGGTTTACCAGCTATTGCAGCTGGTAACTTTTTCAAACAGGTGATGGCGTTAACTTATTTAGTACTGCACACCCAACAATCGCGGGTAACGTAGCAAACACTTTAGCAACACAAGCAGACTTAAACGAAACTTCATTAGAACAAGTCTTTGATTGACATCGCTGCAATGACTGATGAAAGAGGTTTAAGAATCGCAGCTAAAGGAGTTAAAATGATAATTCCTTCTGCGAATCAGTTCAACGCTGAAAGACTTATGAAGTCTCAAGGTAGAACTCAAACTGCTGATAATGACATCAATGCAATCAACAGCATGGGAATGATTCCTCAAGGTTACAGAGTGAACAATTTCTTAACTGACCCTGATTCATTTTACATTATCACAGACGTTCCAAATGGTATGAAAATGTTCTCAAGAACTCCATTGACAACTTCAATGGAAGGAGACTTTGATACTGGTAACGTAAGATACAAAGCTAGAGAAAGATACGCTTTTGGCGCATCTGACTATAGAGGTATCTTCGGTGTTGAAGGTGCGTAAGCATTAAGTTAAAATTTTTGTGGCGGACACAGTTCGCCACATTCAATAAATAGAAAGAAAAAACCATGAAAACAATTCACAGTAAAATATGGGCATACGATCATTACGCAAAATTTAATGTTTTGCGGAAGATAATGCTATTTCTCTTGAACAATCAATCCTTGACAAATTGGGAGAAAAGAGTATAAACTGGGAATATCTCGGAAACTCATATGATAACCGAGTAAACAGAATAACCTATGAGGAGGTTGTTGATGATACAAGACCTATACAAACAAAAAAGGTCCTTGGAGTTGAAGTGGGAACAGGAGCATCTGTCTAATGGTAGATACACTCTTGAAATGGTCAGAATTGATGACAAAGTTAAAAGAGTCATTACTGACATTAAGCTGGAAGAAGCAGCTATTGCTCACAGACAGAATAGCGTTGAAGGCGCTGCTCCACAAGTTTCTGTAGCTACTTAGAACAAAAGCTACATCGCTGAAATCGCACTTTCTTTAAGGCTCTCTTGCACTCTACTAAAAACTAATATATAAATAACTCACTATACAATTTTAAAAATGATACATAGACGCGTATAGTCGACGGCCTAGAGACTATGTATCATAACTAGGAGGATAAAATTATGGCAAACACTACATTTTCAGGACCAATATTAGCTGGTACTATTAAAGGAGCAGCGACTGACACTAACGTTGTAATTCCAGCTAACTCTCAAATCGTAAGAATCGATGTTAACGTAGAAACTGCGTTTAACGATTCAGGTTCTGACATACTTGAAGTTGGTTCATCTGCGGATACTGATTTATACGTTAATGACGTAGCTATTTCAGCAGTTGGAAAGATAGCTTTAGGAACAGCTGCACTTTGTGCAAACTGGAAAGATATTGGATCTTCTGACATCAGAATTGGTTACATCTATAATGGTGCAAACAATGATGCGTCAGCAGGTGCTGCTACAGTAACTGTTAGTTACTTACAGAACAATAACCTTTCGTAATAATAATTAGAGTGCTCCTTCGGGAGCACTTTTTAAGGAGAATAAAATTATGTCAATAACATCAAAAGTTAGACAATCGGTAATTCTAACAGCAGATGGACAAGTACAGTCATTAGTAGGTGGTTCAGCAACCAATATTACTAAAGCAAATATTATGACTGTATTTGCAATGTCAAGCGCAGCTGATGGAGAAGTAAAACTTTATAATGAAATAGGAAGTGGTGTAACTGCTTCTAAATTAATTTTTCATGGTAAGTTTGGTACAGCAGCTAATCACGTGCATGAGTTTAAAATACCAGGAGCTGGTATTTATGCTGACACTGGAATATATGCAGATTTAACTAACGTAGACTTTTTTTATATAGTCGGAACATTTTAGAGGATTAGCCAATGGCGAATACTACTTCCTCATCATATTCATTTGATCAGGATTTCTCAATAGATGAAATCATTGCAGATGCATATGAACGTCTTGGTTTAGTTGGGACGGCAGGACATCAAATTAAAACTGCAAGAAGATCTTTAAATATTCTTTTTCAAGAATGGGGTAATAGAGGAATACATTTTTGGGAAGTAGGAAATACTAATATTAATTTAGTTGCAGGTTCAACAACTAATATTGATGCTACAGCTGAAGGATCTGGTATTTATACTTTTTATAGAAATTCTACAGATGTACCTGGAGGTGGAGAACCACCACAAGCTACAACTGTTCCAACAGCAAATGTTTATGGTATTTCAGATATTTTAAATGTTACATATAGACAAAATTATAATACAACAAATCAATCAGATATAGGTTTAACTAAAGTTGCAAGAGATGCTTATTCTGCAACAGCTAACAAAGCATCTAATGGAACGCCTTCACAATTTTGGGTACAAAGATTTATAGATAAAGTTACAATAACTATTTATCCTTTACCTAATTCAACTGCTGCATCAAATTTTTTAAATGTTTATTATGTAAAAAGAATTCAAGATGCAGGAGCTTATACTAACGCAAGTGATACACCTTTTAGATTTGTACCATGTATGATTTCAGGATTATCATATTACTTATCTATGAAGTTTGCACCACAAAGAACACAGGAGATGAAGTTGTTGTACGAGGATGAATTAGCAAGAGCATTATCTGAAGATGGTTCTCCAGCTAGCACATACATTACTCCGAAGACATACTATCCAAATATATAATGGCTAGATTTGCAAAAGGTAGTAGAGCATTAGCAATATCTGATAGATCAGGTGCAGCTTTTCCATATAGAGAAATGGTAAAAGAATGGACAGGTGCTTGGGTACATATTTCTGAATTTGAACCTAAACAACCACAATTAGAACCACATCCAGTAGGAGCTGATCCACAAGGATTAATGCATGCAAGACCTGCAAGAGTAGAGTTTCCTGTACAAGATATTTTACCAAACAATCCTTTTACAACAACAGCTGCTTCTCCAACTTTAAGTGTTTCTTATCCATCAATCAAATAAATGAAGGAACAACACATGTTAGATTTCAAGCTGTTAAAAATCCTGTAGGCGGTGTTGCATTTCTACTTTAGAATTATCTACAACATTAAATGGTGCAATTAATGATACTGTTAATACAGTTATTTTAAATGATGCATCAGCATTTCCAACATCTGGATTTATTGTTATTGAAAAAGTAAATTCTACAAGTGGTGCGTTTGAAAATGAAACTATTCAATATACAGGAAAAGCTGGAAATAATTTAACAGGCTGCACACGTGGAACAGCTGCACCTTTCAAGGAATAACACCATCTAATACAACAGCTGGATCTCATGCAAATGGAGCAAAAGTATTTGGATCTTATTTAGCAACAGCAATTGCAACGACAGAAACGACAGGAGCTCAACCTGCTACAAGAACATTATATAATTCTATAACAGTGCCTTTAGTATCTAATGCTTCAAGCACAGAAACAGGAGGCGGTTTTCAGTGTACAATTGGACCCGTAAATGATAGAGCTTAATTATGTCAGGAATTAGTTATAATACATTAGTTACACAAATTAGAAACTACACAGAAGTAGATTCTAACGTTTTTACAACTGATGTTTTAGAAAGTTTTATTTTAAATGCTCAACAAAGAATTATGATGGATTTACCTATGGATTCAGACAGATTCGTGGATCAAGGTACAATGGCAACTGATGTAAATAATATTAGAGTTCCAGCAGGGAACTTTATTTGTAAGAGGTGTAGAAGTATTTAATGCTACAAATTCTACTGAAAAGGTACATGGTTAGAAAGACGTGATCAAACTTTTTAAGTGAATATGTAGGAAGATTAACAGGTCCAGAAGGATCAACTACATCAGGAGCAGATGTTACTGGAAAACCTAAATATTACGCTATGTTTGGTGGAGCAACAGGATTATCTGATACTACTTCAGGAGCTATCTATTTAGCTCCTACACCAGACGCTAATTATATATTTAGAATATATTATAATAAAATGCCTGCTACATTAGAATCCGGTAATCAAACTAATTATATTAGTTTGTATTTTCCCCAAGGTCTGCTTATATGCATGTTTAGTAGAAGCATATGGATTTTTAAAAGGTCCAACAGATATGTTGACATTATACGAAAAAAGTATAAAACTGAACTACAAAAGTTTGCAGCGATGCAAATTGGAAGAAGAAGACGAGACGATTACACGGATGGAACAATAAGAATACCAATCGAGTCACCGCCTCAGTAATTAGGAGAAAAATATTATGGCAATAACATCGGCAGTATGTAACAGTTTTAAAGCAGAAGTTTTACAAGCTTTACATAATTTTACAGCATCGTCTGGAAACACTTTTAAATTAGCTTTATACACAAGTAGTGCTACTTTAAATAAATCAACAACAGCTTACAGTTCATCAAACGAAATTTCTAACACATCAGGTTCAGCTTACTCAGCTGGTGGAAAAGCACTTACAAGTGTAACTCCTGCTTTATCTACGGATACTGCAGTGTTGTGATTTTGCAGACCTTAGTTTTACTTCTGCTTCATTTACAGCTAATGGTTGTTTAATTTATAATGATACAAACGCTGATAGAGCAGTTTGTGCAATCGCATTTGGTTCAGACAAAACTGTAACAAGTGGAACTTTTACAATTCAATTTCCAACAGCAGACGCATCTAACGCAATACTTCGTATAGCATAAGGAGGCAATCCTTATGTCGGTAACCCGAACATTTACAGTAACAGTTAGCGATCCTGGATCTGGTAATAAATATTTTATTGATGGTGTACAACAAGACACAATAAATTTAGCTGAAAGTGGAACTTACGTATTTAATTATCCTTCAGCTCACCCATTTAGATTTTCTACAACATCAGATGGTACACACAATTCTGGAAGTGAATATACAACCGGCGTAACTGTAAATAGTTCAACACAAGTTACAATAGTTGTAGCAGATAGTGCACCACAACTTTATTATTATTGTTCAATTCACTCTGGTATGGGTGGTCAAGCCAACACTATTGCTCCAGCTTCTTATGGTGCTTTAGGTTGGAATGTTAATCGTTGGGGAACCACCGATGACTTTGTATTAGGTTGGGGAGCTCAAGCTTGGAATGATGGTGAGTGGGGAGAACTTAACGATGTAATTTTTACACTTACTGGAGTTTCTTCTACTTCATCAACAGGTTCGCCTAATATCTTAACAGAAATAAATACAGGTTGGGGATCTGATGGTTGGGGTGTTGAAAACTGGGGATCTTCTGGAATAACAGTTGCATTAACTGGTGTTGAAGCAACTACAGGTATTGGAGAAGATGTTAGTTGGGGTAAACAAACTTGGGGATCTGCAACAACTGGTTGGGGTGGTGAATATTATTTAAATGTTGCAAGCGTATTGGGTTTAACTGGATTAAGTGCAACATCAACAGTTGGAACACCAACCGCAATATCAGATGTTGTATTAACTCCAACAGGTCAAAGTGCAACTTCAACAGTTGGGTCAGTAAATATAGATTTTAGTATAAATGTAGCTTTAACAGGTTTATCTACAACATCGTCTCCAGGTGCTTTAGCTCCAGCAGATGTAATGGGATTAACTGGATTAGGTTTAACGTCAGCTGTTGGTTCAATAGCAATTCTTCAAACCCTATTGTATATCTGTAACAGGGCTTTCTATGACTTCTTCTACAGGTGCTTTAACACCTGCAGATGTTATGGGATTAACAGGAGTTTCAACAACTTCTGCAACGGGTTCTTTATAGTTAATCAAGTTATGGGATTGACAGGAGTTTCAGCAACTGCTAGTGTAGGTACTATAGCACCACTAGGATACGAACGAATAACTGCTACACAAACAGCTAATTATACTGCTGTTACATGAAGGTACTTAATTCAATATGTTATTGACATTAAGTATAAAACAAATTAAAAAAAGATACTAATTAGGAGAACAAAATTATGGCATCAACTTATACGGCTCTCGGTGTAGAACTAATGGCAACTGGTGAAAACGCCGGTACATGGGGAACAAAAACTAACACTAACTTAAATATAATCGAACAAATTTCAGGTGGATTTTTCTGCACAATCAATAGCAGGTGGAGCACAAACTACAGCTCTTTCAGTTTCTGATGGATCAACTGGAGCAGTTATGTCTCACAGAATGATTGAGTTTACAGGTTCTATTACTGGAAACCAAATTGTAACAATTCCTTTAGATGCACAAACATTTTATTTTTTAAGAAATTCAACATCAGGTGCTTACACAGTACAATTTAAATATGCTTCTGGTTCAGGAGATACATTTACTTTTTCTGCAACAGATAAAGGTGATCAAGTAGTATTTGCTACAGCAAATGATGGAACTAACCCAGACATATATACTTTAGGTTTTGGTGATGGTGATGTAACTCTTACTGGAACACAAACTTTAACAAACAAAACTTTAACTAGCACCTAAAATTGGAACTTCAATTTTAGATACTAATGGAAATGAATTAATTAATCTTACTGCAACAGGTTCAGCAGTTAATGAATTTACTTTAGCTAATGCTGCTTCAGGTAATGGTCCAATTTTATCAGCAACAGGTGAAACTAATGTTGATATAAATTTAAATCCTAAAGGAACAGGTGTTCTTAAATCAGGAACAGCTGCAGTTAAAATTGCTGGTAAAGAAACTATATGGGTTCCAGCTGCAGCTATGTATGGACCAACTACTAACCCTGCAGACGCAGCTCAAGTAGAAACAACAGCTACAAGACCAGATTTAAAAGTATTTGATTTTGATGCTAGTACACAACAATACACACAATTTACAATAGCTATGCCTAAATCATGGAATGAAGGAACTTTAACTTATCAAGTTTATTGGTCTCCTTCTACTACTAATACAGGTGATGCTATTTTTGGTTTACAAGGTGTTGCATGTGCAGATAATGATACTATTGATGTTGCATATGGAACAGCAATAGAAGTTACAGATGCTGGTATAGGAACAGTTGAAGATCAACAAATTACAGCTGAAAGTAGTGCAATGACAGTTGCGGGTTCTCCTGCAGCAGGTGAGCAAACTTACTTTCAATTATTTAGAGAAGCAGCAGACGGTAGTGATACTTTTACCGGAGAATGTAGAGTTCTAGGTATCAAATTATTCTTTACTACTGACGCGGCTAACGACGCATAAGGAGAATAAAATATGTTTGGATATCAAGTTTTAGGATTTGGATCAGGCGGCGGTTCAGTTGTCTACGAAGTTAATTATTTAGTCGTTGCCGGAGGCGGAGGTGGCGGAGCCGGAGGTGGCGGCGGAGCCGGAGGTTTTAGAACTTCTGAAGATTCTGCTGTTATAGAATTAGAGGGAGGAGATCACACAATTACAGTCGGTACAGGTTCAGGACCTGTTCCAGGAAATGACTCTTGTCCAAGAGGAGGAAATTCAGTTTTTAGTACAATTACTTCAACCGGTGGCGGTGGAGGCGGTTATGGTAACCCCGAAGCTAATGGTGGAAGTGGTTCAGTTCAATATCCTTCTAAAACAGGTAACAATCCCCCAGTTAGTCCACCACAAGGAAACCCTGCTGGAACACAAATTAATTCTGGCGGCGGAGGAGCTGGCGGCAGTGGAGGAACATCTACTCCAGCCGGAGGAGCCGGTGGAGTTGGAAGAGATAGCTCTGTATCAGGATCTTCAGTAGAATACGCTGGCGGTGGAGGTGGCGGAGGTTACATTCCAAGTCCAGGACCAGGACCAGCACAAGACGGCGGTGGAAGCGGAGGTAGTAGAACAGCTTCAGGATCTAATGGAACCAACGGAAAAGGCGGCGGAGGCGGCGGAATGGGTTTTGATAGCTCTCCTCCAAATGGTACTGGCGGTTCAGGTGTTGTAATTGTTAGCGCTCCAGCGGCCGCAACTTTAACTGTTGCACCAGGAACAAATACTGTAGCAACTGCTCCAGGAGGACAAAAAGTAGCTACCTTTACAGTGTCGGGGACACTTACAGTAGAGTAATGGCATCATTTGCAAAATTAGACGAAAACAACGTAGTTACTCAAACTGTTAAAATTGGTAATGACGTACCAACATCGGATGGTCCTTTAGGTGAAAATGACATGCATGTTGATGGAGAAACTTATTGCACAAATCTTTTTAAAGGTGGAGTTTGGAAACAATGTTCTTCTACAAATGCATTTAGAAAACAAAATGCAGGAATAGGAGATACTTATGATGCTGTTAAAGATAAATTTATAAGACCACAACCATATGCTTCATGGATACTAGATTCTAATGATGATTGGCAAGCTCCAGTAACAAAACCAACAGATGAAAGTCTAGTGGTAAGTGATACTGTAATATTAAGATGGTGCTATTGGAGTGAAGAAAATTACAGATGGCAAAGCGAGAATGTTTTAGAAGACCCAATGACTTCTTATCACTGGGACACAAACACCAATACTTGGGAAATTAGTTAGTCTTTACTTTTTAGTTATTATCAGTTAAATATATATTCATAAGAAAGATTATGAATATAATAGATCTATTTCCGACCCCCATATGCGAAAAATATTTAGAGCCTTTATCTAAAACTACTTTACAAAATTTTTTTAAATATGAAACAAAACCAGATTGGGAGTTTAAAGTTTTACAAAGTAAAAATACTTACATTCTTGACGAAAAACCTTTTAAAAATTTAAAAAAACAAATTAATTCTTTTATTCAAGAATACGTTGATCAAATATTAAAACCTTCAAGTAATTTAAAATTTTATATTACACAATCTTGGTTAAACTACACGAATGAAAAACAAGTACACTATCCACACTCTCATCCTAACTCTATTATATCTGGCGTTTATTATATAAATGCAAATCCAAAGTTTGATTATATTAGATTTAAAAAAAATGTTTACGATCAAATTAAAGTATACCCTAAACAATTTAATAAATATAATTCAGATACTTGGTGGATACCTGCAGCTACAAATAAAATTATTTTGTTTCCTTCTTGTTTAATGCATGAAGTTGGTAATGTTGAAGAAACTTATGGTAAAAGAATAAGTCTAGCTTTTAACGTTTTTGCAAAAGGAGACTTTGGTTCAAGACAAACATTAACAGAATTAAAACTATGAACATATTAGGATTACAAAAAAATCATAACTCATCAGTTGCTTTATTTTGTGACTTTAAATTAGTTTATTATAATCAAGAAGAAAGACTATCTAAAATTAAAAACGATAGTTTTTTTCCCATACACACTTTAAATGAAATTAAAAAATTAAATATTAAAATAGATAAAGTAGTTGTTACAGGATATAACACTCACGATGCTCATCTTGTTTATGGTTATATGTACAAGATGGGTTTAATTGATTCTCCTTATGAAAATGCAGTTCATTATTATAAATCACATCATCTAAATCATGCAGTAAAAGCCATGTATTCTACTGATATGGATGAAGCAGTAATATTAGTAGCTGATGGTCGAGGTTCTAATTATATATTGGATAATGGTAAACAAGGACATGAAGTTTTTTCTGTGTACTTTGCAAGTATCGAACACGGGTTCGATTGTTTATATAAAAGATTACAAACTACTAGGGAAGGACATAAAGCAAAAGTAAGAGCTAATGAAATTTACGGTTTTGACTTTGTTATGGATGCAATTACATTAAAAGGATTTGAAAATTTTGATGTAGATCATAGACCTGTTTCCGGAGCTTTTTATAGTAGAATGACAAATCATTTGGGTTTTAAAACAAACGATGAAGGAAAACTTATGGGTTTACAAGCTTATGGAAAACCTAATAAAAAGATAAAAGAGATTTTATTGAAAGATGATTTATTTGTCTATAAAGATAAATATAACAAAGATATTAACTTTAATGTTAATGTTGAAAAATACCCAGAACTTTATTATCACAAAAAATTAGGATATAAACAAATTCATTATGACATAGCTTATGAAAGTCAAAAACAATTTGAGTATCAAATGATTAAAGTTTTAAATAGATATGCTAACAACGCAAAAAATATTATTATAACCGGTGGTTGTGCATTAAATGTTGTTTTTAACTATAGGTTAAAAAAATTTTTGCCTAAAGACATTAATCTTTATATTGATCCTTTATGTGGTGATGAAGGCAATAGTATTGGAGCTGCAATAACTTTTGGTAAATATTGTGGAACACGAAATAATTTTGATAATATTTATTTAGGACCTGAACCTGTTTACGATATAGAAAAAGGTAATGATAAAATAGAGACTGTAGTTGAACATTTAATTAATCAAAAAATTGTTGGTTTATATCAAGGTAAAGCCGAAGCAGGACCTAGGGCTTTAGGAAATAGATCTTTGTTACTAGATCCTAGGATTAAAAATGGTAAAGACATAATGAACAAAGTTAAAAATAGAGAATGGTTTAGACCCTTTGGTGCATCTATTTTAGAAGAGGAAGCACATAAATGGTTTGACATGGCCGGATTAAAAGAATCTCCGTATATGTTATATGCTGTTGAAGCTAAAGAAGGTGTTAAAGATAAAATCCCTGCAGTGATACATGTGGATAACACGTGTAGAATACAAACAGTTAATGAAAAACAAAACCCGGTATTATATAAATTATTAAAATTATTTAATAAAAAAACAGGGATGCCTATATTAATGAACACTTCTTTTAATTTAGCAGGGGAACCATTAGTAGAATCTCCTAAAGATGCCATAGAAACTTTTAATGAATCAGATATAGATTATATATATTTTGCAGACATAGAAAGGATTTATCAATAATGCATTTAAAACATAACGTATGGTTTTTTAAAAATGTTTTAGATAAAACATGGTGTGATAATATAATAAAAACATACAAACCTAGGGCTACTAAAAAAGGTAAAATTGGTGGGGATGGCGTAAAACAAAAAGCTATTGCAAATAAAAAACGTAGAAATTCTTCTATAGAATGGGTGTTTGATAAAGAAGTTTATAAAAAATTAAATCCCTATCTTCATATGGCAAATAAAAATGCGGGTTGGAATTTTGAAGTTAGCTGGAATGAAGACATTCAATTTACTAAATATGAAAAAGGACAATATTATAATTGGCATATGGATTCGTTTTATCAACCTTTTAAAAATCATAAATTTTCACAATATGAAGGAAAAATAAGAAAAATATCTTGTAGTGTTTTATTAAATGACCCTAAAGAATATAGTGGGGGTGATTTAGAAATAGGTTACAATAACAACGTTGAAACACCTTTGGAAAAAAATAAATCAAATATGAATCAATGTAATTTAGGACAAGGTTCTATTATTTTTTTTCCTGGATTTGTATGGCATCGTGTTACACCTATAACAAAAGGAACAAGGTATAGTTTAGTAATGTGGACAGTAGGAAAACCTTATGTTTAATAAAAATAAATATCAAATATGTAGAAATATAATTAGTAAAGAACTAGCTAATTTTTTATTTAATTATTTAAGAATGAAAAAACAAACTTTTTATTCTTTAAAAAGATTAAACATAAATAATAAACTGTTGGGTTTTGATGGTGACGAGCAAGCACCTGGAAGCTATTCTTGTTATTCAGATATTGCTATGGAAACATTATTAGCAGCTACTAATGAAACGCTAGAAAAAAAAACAAAGCTTAAGTTATCTCCTACCTACACATACACTAGGTTATATAAAAATGGAGACATTTTAAAAAAACACAAAGATAGATTTAGTTGTGAAATCTCCGGCACTTTAAATTTAGGTGGTGACATGTGGCCCATATATCTAGAAAATACTAAAGGAAAAGAAATTAAAGTTGAATTAAATGCAGGAGATGCATTATTATATTCTGGAACTATTCTACCTCATTGGAGAAAACCTTTTGAAGGTTATATGTGTGGTCAAGTATTTTTACACTACAACAATAAAGCAACAAAAGGTTGGGATAAAAATCTTTATGACGATAGACCTCATTTGGGATATCCATTTAAAAGAGAAACAACATGATAAAAATTTTAGATAATTTTGTACCTTTAAATATACAAAATAAATATATTGAATTATTAGACAGTGAAGAAATTGCATGGTTTTATACAGATAATATTATTCATCAGAAAGAAAATAGAAAATTTATTAATCCAAACATAACTAAAACATTTGCACATATTCATACCCTATATAATGAAAAAGGAATAAACTCTGATTACTATAATTTGTTTTCAACCATATTGAATTTTTTTGTTATTAAAGAAAAAGTAAAAATAAAAGACATGATAAGAGTTAGAATAAGAAGAACGTTTAGAATTAAAAATCATTCTAAAGAAAAATACAACGTACCTCACATAGATGTTAAAGATCATTTGCCTTACAAAACTTTGTTATACTATGTAGATGATTCTGATGGCGACAGTGTTTTTTTTAAAAATAAAATATCTGATGAAATATTATTAGATGCTGATGCTGTGGTAAATAAAAGAATATCTCCTAAACAAGGAAGAGCTATATATTTTGATGGCGGTATATATCACTCAGGAAATTGCCCTATTGATTTTAGTAAAAGAACTGTTATAAATTTTGACTTTACAGTATGAAAGATTTTATAAAAAAACATTTAACTAACGTTAAACAGGCTACTAAAAAACAAAAAGAAAAAGAACTTTGGGATGTAGTTGGTATATTAAAAAACAGATTAAATGAAAAATTAAAATACGATCTTAGGCCGTATCAGATGGATGACGAAGGTCGAGATGTAAAACCACTAACCAATAAATCTAAAGCAGATAAAATTGTTTTCGAACAAAAAGATAAATGGGTTATTGTTGAAGCAGCAGAGTTGCATAGTTTTATTATCACACACAGGTTAAAAGAAATTAATCTAGATGAAATTATTGATGCGTTAGAATGGAATATAAATATAAACAAATAAAAAATTTTCTTGATCAAGACACCTTTAACAAAATTAAAGAAATAATATTATCTAATACTTTTCCTTGGTTTTTTAATGAGTCTCAAACTTCAGGTAAAAATGATAGTTTTTTTATGGGACATAACTTTTATCATGACCATCAAAAAAATTCTATTTATTACGACACAATCATAACACCTATAATTAAAAAACTTAAAGTTAATATGATAAATGAAATAAGAGCTAATTTATTATTTAAAACTAAAAAACATACACAATCAGAGTTTCATGTCGACAAAGAGTTTTTTTTGCAATACAGCTATATTTTACATAAATAAAAATAACGGCTATACTTTATTAAAAGATAAAACTAAAATTGCGGTAGAAGAAAATAAACTATTAATTATAGATACAAAAACATACCATGCTGCAGTAACTGCAACAGATACAGACAGAAGGATTGTAATAAACTTTAACTATTTATGATAACTTATGAACAACACATGTTTGGTCCTTTGTTGTATAAGACACAACTAAACACACAAGACTTATCTAAAGTAGAAAAACTTTGTAGTAAAAAAAATAAAGACGCTAGAGATATTTTAGCTGGAGTTATTAAAAGTGAACACGTTATTGATGAAAAAAAATATGCAAAAATTGTTGAACCTTATTTCCAACCTTTTCAAAAAAGGTTTCATTTCTGGTACAACAGGCAATTATTAAAATTACAATGTAATTCAGCATGGGTAAATTATATGAAAAAAAATGAATCTAATCCTCCACACCATCATATAAACTGTGATCTATCTAGTGTTCTATATTTACAAATACCTTCTGCATTAAAAAAAGAAAACAAAAAGTACATAGGAAAATCTTCAGGTCCTGGATCTATAATTTTTTCGTATGGAGAATATAGAGACTACAACATTGATCAACAAAAATTTTTACCTAACAAAGGAGATTTTTTTATATTTCCTTATAACTTAAAACATTACGTATGTCCTTTTACAAGTAACGGAGAAAGAATATCTGTGTCAGCTAATTTTAAAATAATATGAAAAATTTAAAAAGTTATATACTTCATTTAAATAAATGGATTCCTAAAAATATTTTAAATGTTACTATTAAAGAGTTAACAAAAGAAAAAAATTGGGAACAACATCAGTGGTCTTATTCAAAAGAATTTAAGAAACAATCTAAAAATGGTAATAAAGAATTAGATGTTTGTAATGGAAATAGTTTAACACATCTTAAAGATTTACATCATTTAACTTGGAAAGCTTTAGAAAAATATATTCTTATTGATAAAATAGGGGGAGAAATTTTTAATGGTTGGAACGGTTTTAGTAAAATTAGATTTAATAGATATAAAAAAAACCAAATAATGTCTAAGCATTGTGACCATATACATAGTTTGTTTACAGGAGAAATTAGAGGTATCCCCATACTAAGTATTATAGGAGTTTTAAATGATGATTATACAGGAGGAGATTTGATTATGTTTAATGACTATAAAATAAAACTTAAAGCTGGGGACTTAATTATATTTCCATCACTTTTTATGTACCCGCATTTAATTAAACCTATAAAAAAAGGAACAAGATACTCATTTGTATCTTGGTGTTATTAATGAAAAAAATAATATTAGAGTCCTATGGATTTCAAGACAGGTTTAAACACCATAATTTAATTCAAGATCAATTAATTAATTTTATAAACAAAGCTGCAAATGATTTTGATTGTCATCCTAAAGATAAAATTGATTATTTAGATTGGCAAAAAAGCACAGATATGGATAGAGAATGGGTGAGGTTTATAAAACCTTTACTAGAAAAACATTTTTTAAAATGCATTAAAAATTTAAAGTTAAACACTGTGCATATTAGAAACCTATGGTTTCAAAAATATAAAAAAAACGGAGTGCATAACTGGCATATACATAGTAACAATTATACAGGAGTATATTATTTACAATTTCCAAAAGGTGCTACGAAAACACAGTTAGTCAACAAACAAAAAATATTAGAGATAGATGCTAAAGAAGGGGACATAATTATTTTTCCTAGTTTTGTGGTGCACAGATCACCTAAAATAACTGAAGATATAGAAAAAATTATTATATCATTTAACCTAGATTTTGATACACTTGAGGAAGATTATAAAGTATGAAATTTGCATTAAGAATTGAAAAAGAAATAAAGAGATCAACCTGCCTCTATGGTTTTGACTTTGATAATTTTGACGGAACAGATTTTATAGAAATAATAGATGATGTGTTAAAGAATAATAATGAATGGAATTACAAGAGCAATGTTAAAGGAAAAAGAACAGAAAATATTTTTTTAGAAAATCCTAGTTTTAAAGCTATTATGACAGCCAGTAAAGATTATTTGTCTGCATTTACAGGTTTATTAAATCCAGAGTATACGTTATCAGACGCTTACGGCATTAGACTTGATCGCGGAGATTGGACTGCAAATCACAGGCATGGACAGGCTAATGTTTCAGGTATACTTTATTTAACTAGTAGCAATCAAAAATTATTTTTTCCTGAACTTAAACTTCATGTTAAACCTGAACCAGGTAGAATTTTATTTTGGGACAGTTTATTAAGACATGAATCTAAACCTAATCTTGAAGACAAACCAAAACATGCTATAGTCTTTAATTTACACTATGCTGCAGGCCAATATTTAGAGTATATTTCTTAAAATAAAAATAGATTGAATTACTCTATAATCTAATATAATAGCTAATAAACAGGATTTTATATGCTACAAAAACTAGGTTTTTTACCAGGATTTAATAAACAAGTTACATCCACCGGAGCTGAATCACAATGGACAGGAGGTGAAAATGTACGTTTTAGATATGGTACACCTGAAAAAATAGGTGGTTGGTCTCAATTAGGTGATAGTAAATTAACTGGTGCGGCTAGAGGTTTGCATCACATGGTTAATAAAACAGGTATTAAATATTCTTTAATAGGAACTAATAGAATTTTATACGTTTACACAGGAGGAGTATACTATGATATACATCCTTTAACTAATCCATCAGGCACAGCTCTTACAAATGCTTTTAGCACAAGTAATGGATCACCTACCGTAACTCTTACTTTTCCATCAGCACATAATTTTGAACCAGGTGATATAATTTTATTTGGTGACACAACTACTTTTAGTGCTATTACAGGTTCAAATTTTGGTGCTGCAGATTTTTGTGATAAAAAATTTATGGTAACATCAACACCAACAGGAACTACATTAACTATTACAATGCCTGGAAATGAAGGAGGAGCAGGAGCAACTACTTCTGGAGGCATAACTTATTTTCAATATTATCACGTAGGACCAGCTGAACAGGTTGGAGTCTTTGGTTATGGTATATCTCAGTGGGGTGGTACTGTTACAAATCCACAAACTACTACATTGAATGGAGCATTAAATGCCGACTCTGCTGGAACTGGTGGTTCAGGGACCACGATTAATGTAGCAAGTACCACAGGTTTTCCAAGTTCAGGAACAAATTTTATACAAGTAGATAACGAAGAAATATCTTACACAGGAATTACAGCTACAAGTTTTACTGGAATTACTAGAAATGTTAGAGGCACAACAAACGCTTCTCACAGTAATGGTGCAACAGTTACTAACTTTAGTGCTTACTCAGCCTGGGGTCAAGCAGCATCGACCACGGATAAAGTTGCAGAACCCGGTATGTGGTCTATAGATAATTTAGGTAGCACAGCCATTGCTTTAATATTTAATGGTGAATGTTTTGAATGGAATTCAGATTTAACTAATGCTGTAACAACAAGAGCAACTATTATATCTGGTGCACCAACAGCGTCTAGAGATATGTTAGTATCTACTCCTGATCGTCACTTAGTATTTTTTGGAACAGAAACAACTATTGGTGATAAAACAACACAAGATGATATGTTTATAAGATTCTCATCTCAAGAAAATATAAATGATTATACACCTACAGCTGAACTAATAGTGCTGGTACACAAAGACTGGCCGCCGGATCACGGATCATGGGTGCTAAACTTGGTAGAAATGCACTTTATGTTTGGACAGACACAGCTTTATTTACCATGCGTTTTGTTGGAACTCCTTTTACTTTTGCCTTTGAACAAGTCGGAACTAACTGTGGATTAATAGGTAAGAATGCAGCTGTTGAAGTTGATGGTGCTGCGTACTGGATGTCTGATAATGGTTTCTTTAGATACACAGGTAAACTAGAATCTATGGACTGTTTAGTTGAAGACTATGTTTATGATAATTTAAATACAACATCTAATCAAATGGTTTATGCAGGTATTAATAACTTGTTTGGAGAAGTTACATGGTTTTATCCTGAAGCTAACTCAAATGTAAATACACAGTCAGTTACTTATAGTTATCTAGACTCAACTGCTAAACGACCTATATGGTTTGTAATGCAAGTTCTTTATTTATTAGAACAACTTGGATTGATTCTGCTGTATTTGGATTACCACATGCAACTCAATACGATGCAGGAACAGATACATCTTTTGATGTAACAGGAAACACAGAAGGAATTTCATATTACTATGAACATGAAACAGGAGTTAATCAAGTAAGACTTGGAGTAACAACAGCTATTCCAGCTAATATTACTTCTGGTGATTATGATATTACACAAAAAGTTATTAGAGGAGCTGCAACTAATTTAGGAGACTTAGAGGTGATGGTGAAAATATTATGAGAGTAAGTAGAATTATACCTGATTTTATATCTCAAGCAAGGAACACTATTATACAATTAGATTTAAGAAACTATCCTAATAATACAGCAGCTAGTTCATCATTAGGTCCATTTACTGTAACATCTGGAACTGAAAAAGTAGACACACGTGCAAGAGCAAGAGCTATCGCTCTTACAATATCCAATACTGCAGTAGATACTAGTTGGAAATTAGGGACTTTTAGGTTAGATATACAAACTGGAGGAAGAAGATAATGTCAATTACAAGATTACAACAAGCTAGACAGATGTACGCAACAGGCCAAAGAGTTGCTAAAACTTTAGATGGTTCAAGACCAGGTTATCGTGGTTCTGATATGGCAACTGTTGGAACTAGCAGTAGAGCTGCAAATACTAGTGCTAAAAATACAAGCGGTGCTGATTATGGCGGAGGTAATCAAGGTGGCGGTGGTAGTGGACCAGATGGTCAGGGTAATGATTACTCAAGTATGACTGGTCAAGATATTAAAGATGCAAGAAGAGCTTTTGAAGTAGGTGTTGCAGGTGGTCTTGCTAAAGATCAAGTTACAGGACCAGGAATAGGTCCATATCAACCTGGAACATATAGTTCTTTTCTATATAATAGACCTAAAGTAAACATTCCTAATTTTGGTCTTTCAGGTATGTTTTTAAATTTATTTAATAAAGGTGTAAATTCACCACTACAACAATTTTCTGATTTTAATGCTTCAAAAAATAGACCTTATTTTATGAATGAAGTAGTAAGAGCGGGTAAAATTAAAGGTTTAAATTATGGAACTGTTTCTGAAATGACTAATGAAGAACTAGAATCAGCTTACAAAAATTATATGAAAGAAAGAGGATCTGGAAATATAGATGCTTATGGTAATCCTATTGGTGGTAGAGATGACAATAGAGGTATTGCAACTCTTTATAACAATAATATGTTTGATGATGTTAATAATGTTGTGGATGAAAATATACAAGTAGCAAGCGATCCATTTACTTCAAGATACTTACAGAATCAACCTACTGATATTAGAGAAGCAATTGAATCAAGAATGCAAAATTATTACACAATATAATGGCAAAGATAGTACAAACATTAACTAGAGCAAGTTCAGAGTATGAAGAAGATGTGGCACAGTCTTTGGTTAGAGATTTAGATGCAGTGTTAGAAAAATTAAACACTACATTTCAAGAAGAATTAAAACAGGAAATAGAAGCTAGAAGTTTCTTTTTAGATTAATGGCGACAGTAAATCAGTATAAATTTGTAGGCATAGATAATAGCACTAGTGGTGCTGCGTTAACCCCGTTTGGATCTGGTAATCCTTTAGTTAGTGAAACATATTTAATTAAATCTATATTAGTTACATCAGCTGGAACACCAACAGTGACTATTACAAACAATAGTATTACCGCTATTAAATCAGCTGCTTTATCAGCAAATGTTACAACAGAATTATTAACCCAACCGCTAATAGTAGAAGGTGGAAAAACTTTTACGGTACTATCAAGTAGCTCTGATTCATTTGATGTAGCAATTAGCTATCTAAATATTAAGAAAGAGGTAACAACATAATGGATGAAATAAAAATGCTAACACCAGAAAAGATAATAACGACAATAAAAAACAAAAAAACAGGTGAAGTATATAAGACTGAAAAAGCTTTAAAAGCTGCTAATATACCTGAAGAGGACGTGCAGAGAGACGTAACAGTTATCATGCCGGCTCTTGATTTGTTTGCAAAAACCAAGTAGTATAAGAAACTCTATAAAATAAGGCAATTATGGCAATAACAGATATACAAATTTCAGAAGAATTAGAAACAGGCGCACCATCTATTAAGTATAGAGGAAACGAAGGACCTAAATCTCCACAAGAAATGGAAATGATGGTTGATGCTATGCTAGAAGAAGAATACAACAAATACGTATTTGATTTATTAGAAATTAGACCTGAAGCTACACCAATGACACTAGAGGAATTTAGACAAATGGTTATTGCAGAAGGACAAATGAGTAAAGGTCCAATTTTACCAAGTCCAGAAGATCCAGTAAATCCTTTTCAACCAAAACCACAGGGACCAGTTTTACCTGACAGACAGATGGCAGCGTATGGTGGTATGATGGGTGGTGATGGTAGACGTAGATATGGAATAGGTAGTTCATTAAAAAAATTTGTAAGAAAAGTTATACCAAATGAAATATCAGAGATTGCAGTTAAAGCTGCACCGTTTGTTGCACCGTTCAACCCGCTAGCTGCAGGTTTAATGTCAGGTATAGGTGGCTTTGATAAAACAGGTAGAATAGGTTCATCAATTAAATCAGGATTAATGAATTATGGTATGGGTCAACTAGCTAGAGGTATTGGTGGAGCTCAAATGCAACAAGGATTTAATCTTAAAATTAATCCAAACGCAACCGGACTAGGACAATATTTTAGTTCTCCAATGGCAGCTGCATCAAGTGGAGTTAATATAGATAAAGGAAGAGGAAGTGCATTAGGGGATAGATATAGATCTGGTGTAGTAGAAGACCCAACAGGATTATTTGCTGAAGGATTAACAGGAGCAGGAGCGTCTTCATCTCCAATAACAGCAGGAAGTTCTATTTCTGTAGATAAAATATCCCCATTAAAAAAATTTACAAATAAAATCATGGAATACGTTCCAACATCTTTAGGTGATGTAAATCCATTTGGAGAAAATTTTGATATTAAAAAAGCAGGAGGAGCACTTGGTTTATTTACTCTTGGTAAAAAATTATTAGGTGAACCTGACCAAGTTGTAGATGAAATTATGGACCGTGGTGAAGGTTTAGATATAGCTGGGATTAGAGCTGAAGTACAAGAAGCATTTAAAGATAAAAGTGGTGAAAAGTTAGCAGCACTTAGAGTTAAATATCCTTTTTTAGGGAGACAAGATACTAAAGACATAGCTAACATGGCTATGGGTGGTAGAATAGGTAGAGCCGAAGGTGGAATTATGGACCTTGGTGGTATGGAAAAAGATTATAGAGCTGAAGGTGGGTTTGTACCAATAGGTAGAGAAGAAAAAGCGGATGATGTACCTGCAAGATTAAGTGTAAATGAGTTTGTATTTACTGCAGATGCTGTTAGAAACGCAGGTGGTGGAGATATAGATAAAGGCGCAGAAGTTATGGAGAACATGATGAAAAATTTAGAAGCCGGCGGACAAGTGTCTGAAGAGTCACAAGGAATGCAAGGCGCACAACAGATGTTTGAAACATCAGAACGATTAAGCGAGGTAATATAATGGCTGTACAACAAACACAAGCACTCCCACCACAATACGTAGAAGATCTACAAAAAGATTTAGGAACACAGTTAACGGCGTTAACTGCTGCACCATTAGATACATCAAAATTTGCACCACAAGTTGCTGCACAAGATCAAGCGCAAAAAGATGCATACACAATGGCTACAACTCAAGGCCAAGGTATAGGTGCATTCCAACCTTACATTACACAAGCAGGAGCATATGATGCTGCAGCAGCAGGAGCGGGACCAACTGGTTATCAACCTTTTATGTCTCCATATCAACAAGATGTAATTGATGCAACACTAGCCGAATACGATCAACAAGCAGCAGCTGGTTTGACAGGTATAGGTCAACAAGCAGCTATGTCTGGTAATTTAGGTGGAGGACGTGAAGGTGTTATGAGATCACAATATCAAAATAAATCTGACATGAACAGAGCATTATTACAATCAGGATTATTACAACAAGGTTTTACTCAAGCTAACCAATTAGCTAATCAAGCTTTTGGTCAACAACAAGCTTTAGCTCAACAAGTTCCACAATTATATGGAGCAGACGTAGGTGCTTTAAGATCAGCGGGCGCAGATCAACAAGCACAAGCACAAGCAGGTCTAGATGCTTTAAGAGAGCAAAATAGATTAGCAGCGTTCGAACCATACGAAAGATTAGGTTATCAACAACAAGGTGTAGCAAGTATTGCATCTGGAATGCACTGGACAATATCAATCTATGGTAACACCTAACCCTACGCCGTTGCAGAATGCGTTAGGAATAGCTGGAGTTGCTGGTGGACTGATGACTGGTTACGGTGACTATCTAAGAGGAAGCGGTCAACAATAATGAATAACTTATACAAAAGACCTATGTTTAGAAAAGGTGGGTCTGCTGAAGGCGGAATTACATCTGGATTACAAGCACCTAGACAAGGTTATGACAATGGGAACAGTGTACAAAAATTTGACACAAATCAAAACATAGCAGAGTTTTTAAAAAACGCATCTATCGGTGATCAACAAAGATTAGTTGAGCAACTGTATCCACAAAAACCTAGAACTGATTATAGTAAACGTAGATTAGGTGATCTAATGATTGACTTTGGAATAAACATTGGATCACAAACACCAATAGGCAGTGGTATTGGTGGAGCTATAAGCACGGCACTAGCAGCAGCTAAAGATCCGTTTGAAAAATTTAAAGCATCAAGAGGTAATGAAGAATTACTAATGCAACAACAAGCAGAAAATTTAGATGAAAGAAGAGCTGGTATGTTTAAATCATTGATCGAAGGTCAGTCAGATATACTAGCAGAAAAATCTGGATCAGGTCGTTTTAGAGACGAGGCAGCAGCTATTGAATTAAGAAGAATTATTCCAAGACTAACAGAGTTAAAAGATAAAAGAAAAAATGAAACATTAGGTCCAGGTGAAGATGTAGAATTATTACAGCTGCAAGAAGAGTTTAATTTGTATCGTAAAAAAGATGTAGGTCAAGAAGTGCTTGTTGATATTTATGTAAAAGGAAAAGGTGAAAGATACCTACCTAATAAAATAGAAGAATTATATAGGGAAGATTTAAAATTAAATGAAAATCGTAAGTACAAATCTTCAAGCGATCCACAACTTGAAAAAGATGCTTTGGATGCTATTAAAAAAGAAATACAAGAACTAACAGCATCTTTTGCTAGCGGTGGTAGAGCAGGATACGCGAACGGTGAAATGGTAATGAAAGAACAAGTTACAGAGACCATGGCTCCCGGACCTATGGCTCAATCAGATAATCCTATAAGTTATGACCAACTAAGAGCAAGACTACCAGCAGAGATTACAGATGACATTGTAGAATTAATGTCTAACAGTGCAGAGGCATTAGAAGACTTTGCTATGATTTCATCACAACAAGATGTAGATTTATTTAACCAAAAATATAGCGTTAATTTAGTATTACCATCGGAGGCGTAACATGGCAGAAACAGCCTACGAACGATTTCTCAAAGATCCCTAATAAGGAAGAAGCTGTTAATATAGATATCAAAGATCAAAAACCTTTAGACTTAGATCAAGTTAAACAAAAAATAGCAAACGAATTAGCAGTACAATCAGAACCTAAAAAACCTGTCAAGTGGTTGGCTATGCCTGACCCTAAAAGTATTTTAGAATTATATAATACACTAAGTCCTAACGCACAAATTGGACAAGCAATTACTGCCATGACTAAAGGTAAAATTAATATGACATCAATAAAAGACATTCAAGCTTTACCTGATGCAAAGGCTCCTAGTTTTAAAATTAATAACGAAGAGATTACACAAGAAAGAGATTACACAACTGGCTTAGATGAAATAGCAAAAGGTATTAGTTCTGGTGTATATGATTTACAAAATAGTTTAGGTTCATTATTATTTGCAGGAACAGATTTAGTTTTTAACACAGACTTTATGTCTGGTTTGAAAAAATTATGGAGGAAAGAGAACCTACTCGTCCTGAAACATGGAGAGGAGAAGTTACATCTTTACTTACACAATTTGGTATACCGGGTACAGCTATTGCAAAAATTGTAGGAAGAATACCATCCGTAGTTAAAATGAAAAAAGCAGCTGACGCTGTTAAAGGTGGTAAACTTAGAAAAGCTAGTCAGTAGCATCAAGAATGTAGAAGGTGCAACGATAGTTGGTGCAACAGATTTTTTAGCATCAGAACCTGGTAGAGAATCTTTTTTTGTAGAACCAGAAGATACTAAAGGTTTAAAAGGTAGAAAAAAAGCAGCAGCAGAATTTAGAAACAGAGTTAAATATGGTGCAGAAGGTGTATTAATTGGTGGAGGTTTTCCATTAATAGGTAAGTTTACACAACTAGGTTATAAGTATGGATTAGCTCCATTAATTGCTAACAAATTTGGTATAGGTGTAGCTCAACTTGGAGCTAAAGCAATTGACAAAACAGTAATGAAAGGTGCAAAATTATTATTAGGTAATAAAGTTGTAGCACCTCTAACTAGACAAGCATCACAAAGTTTACAAAACGCAGGTAAGTTTACGATTGGTAAAGTAGTAGCTCCTTTATTAGTAAATGCTAGAGCAGGAAATTTTACAGCAAGTAGATTTAAAACACAGCTACCACCATTTAAAGATTGGAGATTAAAATCTGTAACATCACCTAACAAAATAGATTCAAGTCTTAAAAAAATAGATAACGTTTTATCTTGGTTTAGATCTTACGGTAAACAACCTAAAGATATTGAAGGTGTGAGTGAACAAGTTAAATTATATATAAAAGGTAGAGCTAGAAAAATTGATAGAACTTACGAAGGTTTAGAAAAAACTGCATACAACTTAGCTAAAAAATTTCAAGATCAATACAATAAAAACATTACATCTCCAGCTATGTTAAGATATTATTCAGATGAAGTAAAAGAAATAGCTAGTAATATTTTAAAAGATGCAGATGCAGTAGTCAAAGGTCAAAGAAAATTAAATGATTTACCAAAAGAACTACAAGCATTAACAAAAGATTTAATTAATGACATTAAAAAAATTCAAACTGAATTTAAAAAAGTATTACCAAAAGGTAAAGAAGCAGATGAGTTAGCAAAAGAATTAGCTACCGTTGAGGTAAACAATGTAGGTAAATATTTAGTAAGATCTTTTCAAACATTTAGAAATCCTGAGTATGTTCCTGATGAAAAAGTTATGAACAAAGCTGTTAATTTTTTAGTAGAAAAAGTAATTAAAAAAAATACAAA